TTCACACGGGAGGCAAACTTGCTCAACATACCCGCACCATTCCCCCAGGTCGGCGCCTGGGCGCTGTTCAACCGCGGCGGCGAGAGCGTCGCCGCGCGGATCGTCGGCCTGACGGCCGACGGCAGCGTCGCGACGCTTTCCTTTCCGGACCGCCCGACGTCGAGCGGTTTCGCCACGGCGGCCGCGCGCGACCTCATCGACCCGAGCCCGCTCGACACCGCCGAATGTGAGGAGATGGCCGCGCTGGCCGCCCATCTGAGCGGGCTCGCCGCGCCGCGCCGCGGCAAGAAAGCCGCCCGCTACGAAGCGCTCTGGCTGCGCGACCGTCGCGCCCGCCGGATCGTCGAGCAACTGCGCCGGATCAACGGCACCAGCCTCGCCACCGGCGCCACCCGCGAAGCCCAGCGCGTCTTCGCCGCCGCGATCGCCGAAGCCGAGAAGAGGATCGCGGCATGAAGCTCTATCGCATCCGCACGCGCACCCTGTCGTCCGCCAGCTGGGTCGGCACCCAGAAGGAGGCGAAAGACCTCTCCCGGGAATATGGTCATCACGACACGCAATGGGCCGCCGTCGAGGTTCCGACCGACAAGGAAGGGCTACTCGCCTTCCTCAATGAAGTCGGCGCCGCTGCGAGCCGATCGGAAATGGTCGATCTCCAGAACTTCATAGGCCGAGAGGCAGTTGAGGATGCGCTGGCCGGCAGTCCCCGGCTCGCCGCATCGACCGGAGACCCTGCGCAGCCGATAGATACCTCGGCGGATGCACTGGCTGACGCGATCGCGGGCAGTAAGGGGCCGGCCTTCGGGCACCTGCTAGAGGCCGCGCTCGTCCGTCTCGGCGAGTTGGGCGACGCGGGTTGGTCCGAGCTGTCGGCCATCCTCAAAGGTCCCGCCAGCCAGGCAAACGAGAAGCTGGGCACCGGCGGCCTGCACAAGCTGCAGCGCGGTCTCCGCTTCCTCGCGCTCGCGCAGATTCGCGAACTCGGCGAATGAGCCCCCGCTTCCACACCCGCGGCCGCAACCAGTGGTGGAAGGATGGCCGCCAAGCCGGCCACGCCATGCCTTTCGAGCGCGACCCGGGCTATCGCCTCGCCGGCCGCATCGGCATCGTCACCTCCATCGCGACCCTCGCCTGGTTTCTCGCGCGGGGGTTCGTCTGATGGCGATGGCGCCCTGCCGCGATCCGGACATCACCGGCAACGCCCGCTTTCGGCGAACCTTGCTCGGTCGCCTGGTCCTTGAAATCGAGTGCTACCGCTATCCGCGCGATCCCGCCGTTGCGGGCGAGAGGACGAAATGGCGGGCGGCTCACGAGATCGACCTTGAGGACGTCCGCAAGGCGCGCAAGCGCCACGGGCTGGAGCCGCTCCTGTGAGCCCCGCCGCCCTCTTCGACTTCCTGCCGCCCGACGCGTACGCCTACCCAGGGCTGAGGCTGCCGACAGGCCTGATCGTCGACAATTTCGCCGGCGGCGGCGGTGCGTCGACCGGGATCGAAGAGGCACTCGGCTGGGACGTCGATATCGCCATCAACCACGATGCCGAGGCGGTGGCGATGCACGCCGCCAACCATCCGGGCACGAAGCACCTCTGCCAATCCATCTACGCGGTCGATCCGCTGGAGGCGGTGGCGGACGAGCATGGCGTGCCGCAGCCCGTCCTCGGCGCGTGGTTCAGCCCCGACTGCAAGCACTTCTCGAAAGCCAAGGGCGGCAAGCCGGTCGAGAAGAACATCCGCGATCTCGCGATGGTCGTGCCCCATTGGGTCGAGCGGCTCGGGCCCAGGCTGCGGCCTCAGGTCATCTGGCTGGAGAATGTCGAGGAATTCCGGACGTGGGGCCCGCTCGGCCCCGACAACAAGCCCTGCCCGAAGCGCAAGGGCGAGACGTTCGACCAATGGGTCGGCCGCCTCCGTCGCGCCGGATACAAGGTCGAATGGCGCGAGCTGCGCGCCTGCGACTATGGCGCGCCGACCAGCCGCAAGCGGCTCTATCTGATCGCCCGTTGCGATGGAAAGCCGATCGTCTGGCCGGAACCGACGCACGGCAAGCCCGGGTCGCCCGGCGTCCTCTCCGGCAAGCTGAAGCCGTGGCGGACCGCGGCGGAGATCATCGACTGGTCGATCCCGTGCCCGTCGATCTTTGAGCGCGAGCGGCCGCTGAAGGATGCGACCTGCCGCCGGATCGCGCACGGCATCATGCGCTTCGTCGTCAACAGCCCGGCGCCGTTCATCGTCCCGATCACGCATTCCGGCGCCGACGGTCGCGTTCACTCTCCCGACCAGCCGGTCCGCACCGTCACGGCGGCAAGCCGGGGCGAGATGGCGGTGGTCGCGCCCCACATCACCAAATTCAGGGGCGGCGCCGTCGGCCATGTGGCGGACGAGCCGCTCCACACGGTCACCGCCAACAGCTTCATCCAGCGGCCCGGCGGCGCGACGCCCCTCGGGCTGGTTACGGCGACGCTGGTCGCGCCGACCTTTGGGGGCTGTGGCGGCCGGCGTGGCCAGAGTGGGCCCGTCGATCCGCTCGGTCCTTATCCGACAACGACGGCGAAGGCCGATGCCTGCCTTGTGGGCGTCGCCATGGCGCCGCTGCAGAATGGCGAGCGACGCCCCGGCGAAAAGCCGCGCGAGCAACGCGTCGCCGATCCGCTCAGCACGATCGCCACCGGCGGCAAGCATGCGCTCATCGCGGTGACGTTGGAGCGCCAGTTCGGCCGCAGCAGGGGCGCCGATGTCACTCTCCCGGCGCCGGCGACCACGGCAGGCGGCGGCGGCAAGACGGCCGCTATCGCCGTCCACCTGGTCAGCGTCGACAACACCTCGACCCGCGCCGGACGCTACTTCCCGGCAGAGGATCCGCTGCGCACGATCACCAGTTCCGGCGGCGGTTTCGCCGTCGTGGCCGCGACCCTGATCCAGACCAGCTATGGCGAGCGGCCCGGCCAGCGCCCGCGCTATCTCGACATCGGCCTGCCGCTCGGCACCGTCGTCGGGGGCGGCAACAAGCACGCGCTGGTCGCCGCCTTCCTGGAGAAGTTCGCGCAGAACAGCCGGGGCAAGGATGCGGACGCGCCGCTCGACACCGCCATGGCTGGCGCGGCGCGCCATGCCATCGTCTGCGCCCATATCGCGCAGCACAACAGCGACAAGACGCCGAAGGCAGGTCGCCCGGCGACAGAGCCGCTCAGCACCATCACCAGCAGTGGCTCGCACCAGCAGCTCGTCGCGTCGAGCCTCGTCAAGCTGCGCGGCACCAGCCGCGACGGCCAGCCTGCCGATGGGCCTCTCCATACCGTCTCCGCCGGCGGCACCCATTTCGCCGAGGTCGCGGCCTTCCTCGTCAAATATTACGGGACGCACCAGCACGGCCAGCCGGTGGACAGGCCGCTCGACGCCGCGACGGCGAAGGCCCGCTTCGGCCTCGTCACCGTCACGATCGACGGCGAGGAGTATGTGATCGCCGACATCGGCATGCGGATGCTCACCCCGCGCGAGCTCGCCCGGGCCCAGGGCTTCCCGGACAGCTACGTCCTCGACCCGATCGTGAGGGGCAAGCCGCTCACCAAGACCGCGCAGATCCGCATGATCGGCAACAGCGTCTGCCCGCCCATGGCCGAAGCCCTGGTCCGGGCGAATCTCAACCTCTCCACCGAAGAAAGGCAAGCGGCATGACGACTATCCTCACCCCCGCCGCGCGGGATGCTCTGGCGCGTTGGACCGACCCGGCGCGGCGGCCGCTGTTCAAGGGACGGCTGTTCGACCATGCCGCCTATGAGGACAACGGCGGTGCCGGCAGCGGCGGCGGGACCGACGCCGCGTCCGGGTGCGCCTGCGCCCAAGGTGACGTGCTTCTCCACAACGGCTTCGGCCCCAAAGATCTGATGTCGATGGCCCAGGTTACGGCCGACGCCAAGGTTGCCGAGTTGCTCGGCATCAGCATCACTCATTCGATCCTGCTTCGCCAGGTCAACGATAGCGATGACGGCTGTCCTCAGGACGTGCTCACCAACCCGGAGAAGATCCTGGGCGCTCAGGCGCCGACCATCCTCGCTTTCTGGCGCCACCTCGACCGCATGACGGACCAGCAATCGTGGGAGGCGCGGGCGGCGCGGGAGGCGCGGGAGGCGCGGGCGGCGTGGGAGGCGCGGGCGGCGTGGGCGGCGTGGGAGGCGCGGGCGGCGCGGGAGGCGCGGGAGGCGCGGGAGGCGCGGGCGGCGTGGGAGGCGCGGGCGGCGTGGGAGGCGCGGGCGGCGTGGGCGGCGTGGGCGGCGTGGGCGGCGTGGGCGGCGTGGGCGGCGCGGGACATCGTCTATTGCGTCCTCGCCGAGATCGCCGGAACTAAGTGGCGGCCCGAGCATGAGAAGGGCGAATATGTCTTCTTGCCGATGTTCGGCTTCGCCAACCCGCAGGCCGTTCTCGACGCGGACGCAGCGACCTCCGGCGACGCCGAGTGAGCATCGTCCTTGGCGTCGCCGATTGGGTCGCGGCTTCGCCGCGACCTTGCGGCGGCGACAATCCGGCATCGGCAGCGGGGGTCATCCAGGCCCCCGCCGCTTGGCCTCGGCGGCATCAGCGCTCCCGGAAGAAGGGCGCGAAGACGCCTGAAGGCGTTATCTATTGCGGTCGCCCGACAGTGCGCGGCAATCCGTTCGACTGGCGCCGTTTCGGGGTCGCGCGCGCCTACAAGCTACATCGCCTGTGGGGCGAGGGTCGGCTCGGCGCATTGCGCCTGGAGCATCTCGGCTTCAGCCCGGCCGAGATCGATGCCCTCATGCGCTTGCGCCGGCGTCTATGGGCCGAGCTGGCATTGCTCAGGGGTTGCGATCTCCAATGCTGGTGCTCGCTCAACTCGCGCTGGTGCCACGTCAACACGATCATTGAATGGGCGAACGCGTGATGCGCGCGCCCTCGCCCCTGTCGGATGCCGAGCGCGGCATTCGCGCATGGCTCGGCCAGATGGCGCGGCTCGAGCATGAGGCGCGCGTCACCCACTACCCGGCCCAGGTCGATGCCGGCGGGATCGAACGCGGCGAGGCAGCCGCCGATATCGCCGCCTGGGACGCGATCGCGCGCTTGTTCGCAGATGGCGGGGTCGAGACGGACCAATCGTGGGCGGAGCTGGAATTGGCTGCCGCGCGCGCCCTCCAGCGGCGCGAGCAAGCCCACGCCGTCAAGCCCGACAACGCCGCCCTCCGCCAGCGCCGCGACGCCGTATGGGCCATCCACGAGCGCATCGTCTGGGCCCGCGGCTTCTGGACCGGCGCGCCGGCCGCCCCCGTCTCGGTCGAGGCCGCCTAGGTGGACAACGGCCGCGCCATCGAACCGAAGCGCGGCTATCTGGGCAAGGTCGCGATCCGCAAGATCGTGGAAACGGCCCGCGAGCTCGGGCTTGACGTAGCCGGCCTCTCGGTCGCACCTGACGGCACGGTGACCGTCATGGAAGCGCGCGCGATTCCGCAGCCGGAAGGCACCTTGTTCGACCGGCTGCAGGCCGAGGGGAAGATATGATGGCCGATGTATCAAATCCATCAACATGGGCGAGCCGTCAGAAGCCAACCGCTGCAGAGGATGCTTATTGGGACGACCGGGCCCAGGCCGAACTGCGAGCAAGGCGACGGCTTGAAGACAAGTTCGGTATTGGCGCAGAGTCCGCAAATCATGTTTTGCGGACTAATGCGGGCGCAAAGCGAATTTACGACTGCGCCCTTTTTGCTCTTATCGATGCGGAACTAGAGATTGAAAGGCTTCGGGCGGGCGCCGAATGAGCGACGTCGCCGGCGTCCATTTCGTCCGCTCGGCGAAGCCCGGCAAGCCCGTCCGCTGGTACGTCTATGCCTGGCGCGGGAAGGGTGCGCCGCTGATCCTCAAGAGCGAGGGGCCGAAGCGGCCGAAGCTCGGCAAGGCGGAGTTGCAGACGATCGAGCAGGCGCTCGAGGAATCGACCGCGCACCGCGACGCCGGCCTGCTCTCGGGGCTGGTCCGGCTATGGCGCGGCACCGGCTGCCTCGACAATGCCAGCCCGGAATGGAGGGCCCTCGCGCCGTCCACGCGCGAGACGTGGGGCGGCGAGCTCCACCGGATAGAGGAGAAATGGGGCGCGCTGCCGGTCGCTTTGTGGAACGATCCGCGCATGATCGCGAAGGTGATCGCCTGGCGCGACAGCCGCGCGGCGACGCCACGCGGCGCCGACATGGGCGTCCAAGTGCTTGGCGAGCTACTTGCCTTCGGCAAGCTGCGCCTGATCGTGACGCTGAACGTCGCCGCCGACGTGCCGACCATCTACCAGCCCGCGGACCGCGCCGAGATCGTCTGGCTGCCCGACGATGTTCAGGCCTTCGCGGAGGCGGCGATGGCGCTGAACCGGATCGAGGTGCTCGACGCGCTCGATCTCGCCAATCTCACCGGCATGCGCCGCGCCGACCTGGTCGCGGTCAATGACGACGAGGTCGCCGAGCACGCGATCGTCAGGACGGCGCGCAAGAAGAGCAAGGGGCGCCGCCGGCGCGCGGTCGTGCCGCTGATCCCGGAGAGCCGCCGCCTGATCGCCGAGCTGCGCACCCGACCGCGCCAGCCTGGTGTCAAGACGCTGCTGGTGAACAGCCTCGGCCTTCCCTGGACCCCGGGCAGCCTCACCCAGGCGTTCAACCAGATCCGAGACTTCGCCTATGGCGGCCGCGGCATCGTCCATCCCGGCAATCCGGAGCTGGGCGAGCCCGACCGCAAGAAGCACCTGCACGATTGCCGCGGCACCTTCGTGACGAAGCTGTGCCTGCTGGCCGACCCGCCGCTGACGAACGAACAGATCGGACGCATCGTCGCCTGGTCGCCCGAGAACGTCGACCGCGTCCGCCGAACCTATGTTGACGACGCCGCCATCGTGGTGGCACTGGGCGAGCGCATCAGCCGCGCCCTGTAAAACGCCCTGTAAAACGAGGCAACCAACCAACAGCTAAGTACTTGATCTCGCGGGTATAGCTCAATGGTAGAGCACTAGCCTTCCAAGCTGGCGCCTTTGGCGGAAATCTGCGCCGCGCGGTGGAAAATGGGCGAAAATTCGTCCGGTTGCTTTCAAAGGCTTAGTGGGGCTGCGTAAAACGCAGTGCGTCCCCCATCTTGCCCGATGTTCCGCGTTCGTTCACATCGGCGCGATGGCCGATTCGGTCCTCAAGGATGTGATCGCGCGCCTTCAGGAGGCGATGGACAGACAGGATTGGGGCCTCGATTACGGGCTCTGCGTCGTCCGCGCCTATGACGTCGGCGTGTTGTTCGAGACGATCAGGCGCTATGGCGGCCGCAGGGATTGGACGCCGACCGAGACGAACATCCTCGCTTTGCCGGGGCCCGTTCGCCAGCACGTCATCGCGCAGCGGATCGAGAACGGGCAGTTGCTCCAGGAGACGATCCGGATCGACGCCGAGCGCCGGAGGCTGGAGAGGCTGGTCACCGAGCTGCGGCATCCGCGGCGATGATCGAGCATCGCCTCGTCATCCTGCCCCGGCTGACGCCGAAAGGGCCGTGGCGAACCACGCGGCGCGAAGCGCTGGAGGATGCGATCGCGCACGGCCTCGGCGACCGCGACGCCTATGACGCGCGCCGCATCTGGCTGACCGTACCGGCCGAGATCGAGACGCGCTGGACCTGAAACGCAAAAAAGCCCCCGCCGGCCGGTCCTGAGACCAGCGCAGCGGGGGCGTGAAAGGTGGTAGCGATGACTCGGCACAGGGGCGCGGTTCACTTCGTCGGCTTCCGGGGAGAGGAATACGCCTCAGCCGTGCGCGCGTTCGGCAAGCCGGACTTCATCCACATGGGTTGGGATCGGCGGGCCAGGCGGGAAATCGACTTCGACAACGACCTGATCGTTTTCGCGCGCGGGCCGCACGATCAGCCGTTTGCCGAGCGGAACTTCAACGACATTCGCGAGAGCCCCAGGAAGCCGCAGGAGCGCGTCTAAGCGCTTCAGGCCGGAATAGCGGAAAAGCCTGAAATCGCGCCTAGTGAGCCGCAGCGGGCGATTGCGGGGCATTCGGCGGCACTGCCCGCGTACAGATCGCAAAACCGTCATGGACCTGGGACACATATTTCCCCGGCCCGTCATATTCCAAAAGCTTGGCGAGGAGGAGAGCGACGAGCGCGGCAGGATCGTCCGGCAGGGGGCGGGCCAGCTTCGCGGGCGGTGTCGGCTCCTTGACCGGGCACGGTTCACGAACCGGCTTATCGACGGTCTGATAGACGACGCGCTCCCCGACGCTGGAAACATGGTCCGCCCCGTCGCCTCCGCATTGGCCGGCCGTGAGCGTGAGCAGGAGCGCCGGCAGGATGATGAGCCTCTTCATTGGTTTTCCAACTCCTTCTTCACACCATCCGAAAGGGTGCACGGGGCGCCGTGCTTCCCGGCGGCCGCCTGAAGCGCGGCGATCCGGCTATCCGTCGACCGCGCCAGGCTGGCGTTGCGCGCGTCGGCGGCGGCTGCATCGTGCTTCGCCAGCTCGAGGTCTGCCGCTTGGGCCATGACGCGCTTGTTCGTATCGTCGATCTGAGTCCTGGCCCCGGCGAGGCTGGCTTGCTCCGTCGCGAACGCCTGCCGCTCGGCCTGGAAAGCCTTGCGCTCGTTCGCGAAGGCTTGCTGCAGGACGGGGATATTGGCTTCGGCCGCGTGTTCGCGATGAAGGCAGATCAGCGCATAGATGACGGGCGCCACGATGGCTGCGACGATCAGCGCGGCTTTCCAGTGCGCGACGATAAACGCGGCCGCGCCTTTGATCGCGGCGCCGATCTTTCCAAGCACGCCGCCGAGCGCGAGCTTGAGGCCGATCCCTGTGACGAGCCCGGTCATATCAGGTCGCTCGGCTTGGTCTTCGCCCAGCCGATGGCGAAGCCGATGGCCGAAAGGCAGGCGAGCGCAATCACGACGATCAGGATCGTCTCCATGTTCTTCTCCTCGGTTAGAAAATCCGCCCGCGCCCGAAATTGGGGCTTGCGTACCATACACTGACGGTGTATACGGTCTGTCATCGGCGGATGGATGAGCCAACCGCGGCAGGTAGGAGACCTCAGATGACCAATCTTTCGACTAAGACCATCACCTCTCTCGGCAAGGTCGAGGAGTTGCCCGGGATCGAGCGCACCGGCGAGTGGAAAGACCGGGTCTACATCAACCTTGAGTTCGTCGACCGGCGTTTCGCTGGCGACCGCAATCTCAGGATCTGGGTCCGTGATGATCGTCTCTGCATTGAGGGGCGTAAGGGCTCGACGTCGGCCACCTTCGACACCAGCCTGCAGTCATTCTTGGCCGGCCTGCGCAAGATCGCCACCAAGATCTCGGGCGGCTCCGACACGATCGAGGGGTTTTACGCGATCAGCTGATAAGGGAGCGCCGGCCGGAAATGTTCCGGCCGGCGCACCGTTGGCACCAATCACGCCAACACCCCAGTTTCGATCCAACATCCCGGCCATGGGCCGAGACGACGAGGAGAGTATACATGCAACACGATATTAAGATCAACCGCGCTTTGCGGAGCGCGGCGATCGGCCGCTTCCCAGGCTCGGTGGCGGCCATGCTTGGCGCGCTGCCGCGCGGCGTCATCGCCTCGGTGTCTTCGCGCGTGCTTGCCGATTTGCTCGACGCGGCCTGGGCGCTGGCCCAGGAGAGCAAGGCTGCGGCCCTGCGGGATGCAATCGACGAGGGCGCGATTTGGGACAGCCGTCGACAGGTAATGGTCGGCCTCGCATGAAAACGCTCTACGCCGCCTGCCTGGCTCGGCTCGGGCTCTCATCCGCCGAAGCCGCGGACCTGCACAAGGTCCGGATCGACACGGTCAAATCGTGGTCCGCCGGCCGGAACTCCGTGCCGGCGGGCGCGTGGGACGATCTCCGCGGCCTCGAAAGCGAGATCGTTGCCACGTCCGAGGCGCTTCGCGAAGCATGGAATCGCTTGCAGGCTCCGGTCGAGATCAATGTGGGAGAGGCTGGACGCCGCACCTTCATCGCCGCCGCCGATTTCGTGCTCGGCCTCCCGATCGGGACGCCGATCCATTTCGGCAAGACAGTCGCGACGGATATTGTCAGGCAGGCGCGGAGGCCGAATTAGGAGGCAGTGCCTTTCGCGGGGTCGATGGCGGCCGCGCCCTGGTCCTTCCAGGCGATGCCCTTGCCGCCCGCCGCCATCAGCGAGCCGGCCGCGGCGGCGTAAGGCAGCGGGTCGAAATCGAATTTCCAGAAGACGTGCGCCGCCTCGAACGCGACCAGCGCCAGAGAGAACAGCGCCCAGAGCGCCCGGCCGATCTCGTAGGAGCTATTGTCGGCGGCAGTGAACCAGCCGCGAAGGACGGTGCCGATGCGGTTCATAGCAGCACGGCCTTTGCGCGCACGAGCATCTCGGCTCGATCGGAAAGGCCGTTTGCGCCCCCATTGATGGCGCGTGTTATGGCGACCACATTGTCGGCGTCGGCCAGCACGTTGAGGTCGTGCGCCAGCCAATAGGCGCAGGCGATCACGACCGATATCGCCGGATCCTCGGCAAGCTCCGGATGGTGGACGAGATCGAGGCCTAGCCGTGCGCCATAGGTCGCATAATTCGCCCGCCCTGTGATCTGGAAAATGCCCCGACCTCGGAAGTAGGAGCCATCGCCGGCATGCGTGTTGCCGAGATCGGCGCGGCCTTCGTAGCCGCGCTGCGCCGGCGTCGGGCCCCAGATCTCGCGGAAGAAATGGAAGCTTCCTGTCTCATGCGCCGCCTGGGCGAGGAAATGCGCCAGGCGCAGCGGCGTATCGATCCCATAGGCGCCGAAATGCGCGGCCGCCGCCTGGCCGAGCGCGAGACCGGTGTAGGCGAGAGCGCGGCCGGCGACATAGCCGAACAGCGCCGCATAGGTGCGCGGGCCGAGCGTGCCGTCCTGGGCGCCGGGATCGAACCCGCGCGCCGCCAGCCGCGCCTGCAATTGCAGCACGTCCATCTTGCTTTCCTTTCGGTGTCGATCAGCCGGGCGCGCCGCTGGCGCCCGGGCCGTCCTGGTTCTGCGTTCGAAGGGTCGAGAGCCCGATCTGCTCCTCCTGCCGCCGCGATCCGCGCTCGTGGACGTCCACCGGATCGTTGGCGCCGTAGGCATAGCCTTCGTAGATCAGCTCATTGTCGCGGCCGACGCCGGCGACGACGACGATGTGCATTGGCCCGAGCCCCTGGTGCAGCTGCAGCATGGTGCTCACCGCCCGGCCGGGAAAGGCGAGGGCGGATCGCGCCAGCCGATCGAGCTCGCGCGAGGCCTCCATCCCCAGGACGTCGGCGAAGGTATGTCCCTCCACTTCGTCGCGCGATTTCTGCAACGGGCCGAAAATGCTCATCATCGCGGCGCCGTTGATCCACAGGATGCGGCGATCGACATTGGTGATCCACCGCGGGACCAGGCTGGCGTGGTGATGCTCCACCGCCTCCAGGCGCAGCTCCAGCCTCGCGACGCGCTCGAGACATTCGCGATGGTCTTCGCGCAGCCGGTCTTCTTCCTTTTCTCCGCGCTTGAGCAGATGGCCAAGCCAGACGGTTGCGAACGTCATCGCTGATCCGGCACCTCCTGATGCGCCTGCGATCAGGATGTCGTGAAGAGCCTGCCCCATCGTCGCCCCTAAACACGATGTTTTACGGTTGATTTCAATTCTGGATGTTCGCGCAGGAATGGCGGCGCCGGGTCGATACCGCCTGCGCGCACTGAATAGCGGCTAGAGCTCAGGGTTCGCCATCAGCGCGGCGGCAAGATTACCCCAGGCGGTCGCCTGCTCGAGGAAAAGATCGCCAACGTAGAGCATCGCCTGCAGGCAGGTGTTGCTTTCGCCGCCGCTGGTTGTGATCGGTGCCGCCGGGTAGAGGCCGAGAAAGAAGGCGGCGTTGAACAGCAGGTTTCTGTTCAGCGTCGGCTCAGGCAGGGCGGATACCTGCGGCGTGCCGTTGTTGATGGCCAGCTTACGAAAACCGCCTTGGGGCTGGAGCACCATCGAGAAGACATTCCAGGCGCCGCTGGTGAACGTCGTCGACACGCTCTTGAAGGTGAGATCGCCAAACAGCGCCGCCGTTCCGGCCAGCCTGAACATGAGCGCGGTGCCGCCATTGGTCGGCGGCGTCGTGGTGAGAGAATCGGTAGGCGACTGCCAAGCCGGATCGCCGAGATCGGTATAGGTGCGATGCGTCGCATAGAGCGGGTAAAAGGTATTCCCGGCATTCAGGGCGGGATATTCGACAATGATGAAGGTGAAGCAGGGCGGCAGGATGTTCTCGCGGCCGAACATCGCGTCGCCGTGCATCTTCCAGCCGGTGTGGCCGCCCTTGGTCTGGGTGAAGTCGGGCGTGCCCTGCACGAGCGGCAGGTGGTTGCTGAAGCCCGAGAGATCGGTCAGCCGGAGCTGATTGCTGTCATAGCCGCGCGCCTGGGTGCGCCAGTGTCCGACCAGCCCGGGAATGTCGCTTTGCATGCTCACGTGTCAGATCTCCTGCGCTGGCTGCGGGTTTTCCATAACGGTGCCGTCCTCGGCCGTGCCGACATCTGTCGTCCCGACGATATGGGTGCGCGGGAACGAGACGGAGGCCGTGCCGGAAGTGACCTGGTGAAGCCCGGCGCGCACAGCCCACGGTCCCGTGAGCCCCGAAACGGAGGCGGGCGTCAGCACGATCTTGGTCGACGTCGTCGGATGGTTGGCGACGCTGTTGATGGTGACGGACGCGCCCGTGCTGTCGAACAGCTCGAACCCCTTCTTCCCCGGCAGGCCGGTCGCGTCGACGATGCGCGTCGAGACCCGCACCGGCTGATCGAAGGTGAGCTCGACCGTCGAGCCGACCACGGCCTTCGACAGCATCACCGGCGGCCGAATCGTCGCCTTCTGGGCGAACGCCTTGAACAGCTCGGCGCGGTAGCGGAAACCCTGACCACCCGGATGGACGAGATCCGCCTCGCCGTAGTTCACGAATTGCGACCATGCCGGCAGCAGCCTCACATAGGAGCTGCGCATCGCGAGCTGGGCCGCCGCGATATTCTTGCGGCCCGTCAGCGTATAGGCCGGACCGGACGCTCCGCCGGTCAGGAGCGGGTCGACCCAGATCGGGCCGAGCCAGACGCGCCCGAGCGCGTAGGAGGCGGCGAGCAGCATCGTCTGGAAGAGCTTGCCGCTGCCTGTCGTGGCCGTCAGATAATCCGCCGTCGTGGTCTCGGTCTCACCCGTGTTGTTGCCGTCCGTCGTCTGATTGGCATTCGCATGGCCCTGGGAAAAAAAGAGGTGGAGATTCGGCTCATATCCGGCGGCGCGGATCAGCGCGCAGGCGCGATAGAGGCCGTAGGCGAAGTTGGTGAAGTAGATGTTCCCCTTGCGCAGCTGCCGTGCCGACTGGCTCCCCATTCCGGCCGAGAAGAAGAAGCATGGATGGCCGACCAGCGAGGACTGATAGGCCATTCCGGGGCCCAGGCTTTCGACGCCGGAGATCGGCGCCATCGGCACCATCGACGCGTAATTGTCGGGGTGCTGTGGCTCGGTCGTCTGATTGGGGTTGGTGGGCTGGTTGAAGGTGAAGGCCTCCAGGCCGCCATTGAACATGTAGGCGTTGGGAACGATCTGCGCCGCGGTCGTGATCTGCGGCCCGCGCGCGACGCTGAGCGACTGCCCGATGATCACATCGAGGTCCATCACCGGACCCTGTGGAGCATAGCCGCTGGCGAACTGGTCATAGAGCGCCTGCGTCTGCGCCTCGCTCTCCGCCGCCGCGATCGCGGCCGCCGATGCCGTGGTCGCCGCGCCGCCGGCAATCGCCACCAGCGCGGCCTCGACCGATCCGTAGATCCGCGTCGCCCATTCGGTGAGGCCCTCGCCGCGGGCGCCGGCGAGTTCCTGATCGAAGCTCTGCTGCTGGAGTGTCTGCTGATAGATGTCGCTCACGGTGTAGGCCCCATCGTCACTTCAAGTTGCTGATCTTCGATCCAAGCACGGGTCGCGTCGGGCCGCGTGCCGATGATGTCCCCGAACATGGTGAAGTCGCCGGTCGTGTCGTCGATCGCGACCAATGTCGCGGCCAGGATGCGCACCTGGTAATTGCCGGCCGCGGCCTCGGTGATGAAGAAGCCCTCGTCATCGGCCGTCGCGGCCATGCCGAGCGTGACATCGGGCGTGCCCGCGACGCGTTCGAGCACCTGGGCGAAGGTCCATCCGGTGATATCGACCGCCAATCCGTTGGGATTGCTCAGCGTATATTCGCCGAAGAAGCCGACGCTCATGCGGCACCAGAGCTGGCGCGCTGCCATTCCCTTTTCCTTTTCTCAGAGGTTGCGCGGCACGCTGCCCATGCCGCCGAAGCCGCCCGGGGATGTCGGCGGCGTCGGGAAGGTCCCGCTCGTCGAGGTCGACAGCCAGCCCATGAAGACGTTGTCCTGGTCGGCCATCTCGCTTGCCGACGGAAAGGCTGTCGCGAGATAGGCCGAGGCCGAGCGATCCCGGAACAGGCCGAAGGACGATCCCGACGCCAGTGATGAAACCGACCCGCCCGGGAAGCTGTAGCTTTCGCCGTCGCTCAGCACGCCGGTAAAGGCGGAGACGGTGATGCTGGTGTCGTCGCTCGACATCGGATAATCGACCGACTGGCTGGTGATCCGAAGCGCCCCGCTGGTGCCGAGCAGCGCACCGGCGGTCTCCGGGCCGAGGATGCGGCGATCGGTGACAATGCTCGCCACGCGGTAAGAGACGGCCGCATAATAGGCCGTCTTCGGCGCGACGCTGGTGATCTCGCGGCACGTCACCGATGGCACCGTGGTTCCGGCCTGCCGCCAATCGGTGGCCAAGGCCGGATCGGTGCCGTCGTCGACCCGATATTCGAAGACGATCGCGGTCGCATAGACGCTGTCGACCGCGCCGGTGACGACCAAGGCCGGCATCTGGGCGGCGGCGCCGAGCTGGGCGGCCGCGAGCGACCAGGCGCTCGCGCCGGGCGCGGTCGTCAGCGCCGGCGCCGTCGGCGTCGAGACGATCGCGCCGTCGTCGATGCCGGGAACGTCGTCGGCATAGACCGAGGCGGCGATCTCGCGCAGGGTCAGCGTGTTCTGCCACTTCTCGTCGAGCGAATAGGCTTCGACCCGGAAGCAGATCGTCGCGCCGCCGAAATAGCGGGCCGACGTCCAGTTGATCCAGTCGCCTTGCTCGATCTCGCAGAAGCGCGGACCGAGCGTGATCCCCGCCCGCCGCCACAGGCGGCCGAGGCGGCGCGCGATCTCGCCGCAGCGCCCGGCCTGGGTCGCCCAATGGACGAGCGAGAGGCTGAGCGTCTGCTCGCGCGAGCCGCCGTCGGCGGCGACGTCGGCGTCGACGCGGCGGATCGGCGCGCCATGATCCTGCCATTCCTGCGTCGGCTCGACGTAGCGCGGGACGACGGTGTTGACCCAGGCATCGTCGGCACGGCTGAGATAGTCGGAGACGGTGACGCTGGAGCCGACCAGCAGATCGTCGTCGGTGATGGTGACGACGGCGCTCTTGGCCTGGCCGGGCTCGATCTCGACCGCGCCTTCGGGCTGGTGGATCACGCCCGCGCAGGCGGCCGCGAACATCTCCTCCGTGTCGATAAAGGCCGCATCGGCCTCGATCACGCCGCCGATCCGGTAGCGCGCCTCGGTCCCGGCGTCCGTCGACACGCTTTCGTCGCAGACATTGGCCGGCGCGAACGTGTTTTCCGGCGGCGCCTCGATCGCCGACAGCCCACGGCCGACGAGCAGCATGGTCGGATCGTCGACCTGGTTGAGGGCATAGGATCCGCGCTCCCAATCGTACCGGCAGTCGATCGGGTTTTCGGTCCACGCCCAAGTGGAAGGATCCTCGCGCCGATGCGCGCCGGCACCGCCGGCCAGGCTTCCGTCAAGGCGGCCGCTATAGCATTTAGCGCCCTTGACCAGCGCCTTGAAGCTCGGCCTGCCGCCAGGCCAGACCGGGTTCTTCTGATCCGACGTGTCGGCCTTGTAGGCAAAGGCCGCATAGCATATTCCGGTTCCGACGTCGTCGGCGGTCCAGCCGGGCCCGTGCGCGGTGATGATCGAGGGCAAGGTCTGACCGGCCGCGCCGCTGCGCCAATAGACTTCGAGCTGGCCGTTATAGCCGGCAACCGCCCCATCGCCTGCGTAGGTGACGAACGTGTCGTTGACGTAATAGCCGACCAGCGCGTCGCACTCGCGATCGGCGAGCGCTACCACCAGCACTTCCCAATCGGTGTCGTATTGGCCGCCAAAGTCGAACGCATCGACCAGCGAGCCGCCGGTCAGCGCCTCGCCATAGATCACCTCGCGCGCGACCTCGCCGATCGAGAGCGTGGTGACCTCGGCCTGACGCTGCTGCTGCTTGGCCGAGGGCGTCAGCAGGGCCGTCGCCTCGGTGACGACGCCGGAGATGATGAGCTGTGTCCCGAGCGCCTGGCCGCCGGGCACGAACTCCAGCACGATGCCGGCGACGATCTCGGCGGCGCCGATGATCTTACTCATGCGCCGGCTCCACGGCCTCGATCGACCAGGCCGCGATCATGGCGCGGCGCGGCAGCCGCTTCAGGCCGCGCGCACCCGGCCCGACGAGGGTGCGGCCCTCGACGATCATCAGCGCGACCCCGAATTCGGCGTCCGCGATCCCGCCGATATCGCCGCGCCGAGCCATGGCGGGCGCGATGCGGCGATAGCGCGCGTCGACCGCCGCCTCGAGCCCGCCGAGATCGTCGGCCACCTTCTTCGCCTGGGCGGCGTTGCGCCATCCGGGCAGGGTGCCGAGGACGTCGCGCCCGGTCTGCGCCGCGGCGGCCGCCAGCGCGAAGGAGACGCAGCAGCGCCCCTTGCGCCAGACGTGCGGGATCGCCGCCCGCTCCCCGAGGAAGCGGACCAAGGCCTGGAGATCGCGCATATCAGTCCCGCCCGACCTCGCGCCGGCCCATGCCGGTGGTGCCGATGCCCCCGATCGCGCCGATCACGGTCGAATTGGGAAGCGCGCCGGCGGCGGTCGAAGGCGGCTTTCCGCCCCAATAAAGAGTCTTCTGCCCAGCGTAGGAGACGTTCTTGAAGAAGCCGTCGTTCGCCGCGATCAGCCTTTGGTCGGCGTCGGTGCGCATGCGGCCGCCCTGCCGGCCGAGGCCGCGCGCGGCCGTTTCGAGCAACGCGCTGATCGTCGCGGTGCCGCCGACAACTTCGTTGACCGGGATCTGATCGAGCCGGCCGCGCTGGTAGATGTGATAGTCGAGCAGGGTCTTGGCGTCGCCCTTGAAGATCAGGCGCCAGAGCGTGGTCGGCGCGTCCTTGACCTCGCTCGCGTCGAAGAGGGCGATCAGGGCCGGATCGATGTTGGAAAGGCTGAGCGTCACGCTCTGCTCCGACCCGCCGAGCGCGGAGCCGGAGACCTGGGCGAGGCCGTGGTCGCCGACGCCGGTGAAATTGGTGACCGTGCCGGCGATCGTCAGCGGCAGCGTCCCGTAGCCGGTCCACACCCGCACCGGCGGATCGGACAGGATTTCGACGGCGCCGCCGGCCAGCGCCGTGCCGGCGACGATCTCCGCCATCGCGGCGTCGGAAAAGCTCTTCACAGCCGCAAATCCTGCAGCGCGACGATCGTCCCGCTCTGCATGGCGAGGCTGCGGTCGATCGGCCCGAGCTGGGTATAACCGAGCGTGCTGTTCTGGTCCGTCATCAGGCCCATGATGCAGCACGGATTGTCGAGATGGGCGATCGCACCCTCGGGCACGATCGCCGGCACCGCCGGCTCGACGTTGACGGTGACCGAGCCGGCGCCGTCGACGATGGCGGGCTCGACCAGGCGGACCAGTGCGCGGCCCTTGTAGCTGCCCTCAGGGTCGCCGCCGCAGTCCCATTTGAAGCCGACATAATCGCGGATCGACAGGATCAGGCCGGCGGCGAGGCCGCCGAGCGTGAGCAGGCTGTTATCCTCGGCATCGGTGGTTTCCGACCAGGACGTGGCGCTGCCGTCGAACGGCGCGCCGCCGGTCCGGCGCATCCGCGCGAAGCCACCCTGATAGAGCTTCGGATAGGGCCGGCTGAGATCGCGCCCGTAGAAGCGGCGCTGGCCGCCGCGCATCGAATCGGCGAAGGCCTGCAGGGCGTCGGAGGCGTCGGCGCCCATCTTGCCGAGCGTCCAGATCGAATAGAAGCGCGGCACGCCGGACTGGATGCCGCCGAGCGCGCCGCCGGCCTCCGGCGCCGAATAATCGATCCGGTAGATGTCGAATTGCTGGCCGGCCCGGCCCTTGGCCGGCATATCGCGCGGATAGGTGAGCGCCATCAGAAGATCCTGCGACGCCTGGCGTCGGCGACGGTGGTGACGATCTGCATCGGCAGCGAACGTTTCAGGTCCCGCACCTCGTTCTGCAACCGCGCCAAAGCCGCGGGATCGGCGCCGGGCGCATAGATCGGCATGTTGAAGGTGAGCGAGCCGATGCCGCTGTCATTCTGCGCGAGCAGCCGCCGGGTCTCGGCGGCGGGCGTGATGCCGGCGCCGCGCGGCAGGTTCTCCAGCTCCGGCCCTTTCTCGCCGACGAGGGCGAGACCGCCGGGGGCGGAGTCGGTGCCGGCAGCGAAGGCTGGAATATCCCCAACGTCGATAGGATCCATGTCCGGCCCAATGTCGCCAACGCTGATCGGAGATCCGCCGGTCGTGCCGCCAAGCAACTTGCCGATCAGCCCGAAGATGCTGGAGCCGGTCGGATTGTGCTCGCCGAGCAGCCAGTTCTTGAGCGGGTTGAGCAGGCTGAGCTTGATCAGCTCCGCCTCGATATCCTTCAGCATCTTGAGCGCGAAATCGTGCCAGTTGGTCCAATTGTCCGGGTTTAGGAAATCGTCGAGGAACTGGTCTCCGAAGCCCTTCAGCTCCTGCATGTTGGCGGTGAGCTGCTTCAGCTTCGCCTGCTCCGCGTCATAGGCGGCGACGTTGGCGAGAATGGCCTTGCCCTGGGCGCTTTCGGGGTCGATGCCTTCCTTCTTCAGCTCCAGGATCATCCGCAGCTTGTCGAGCTCGGCCTGGCGGTAATTGTCGTTGGCGGCGACAAGCTGAAGCTCGCGCTCGCGCTCGGTCAAGGCGATGCCGTCGCGCTGGTCGTCCAGGGTCTTGGCGACGAAATCGGCGCGCTGGCTGGCGAGGTTCGCCTGCGCCTCGTCCGAGCGCGCCCGCAGGAAATTGGTGCGATCGTCGCCGACGAAATGCTTGTCGTCCGCCTCATGCTGGGCCGCAAGCCGAGCGGCCGCCAGCGCCCTGGCCTGCGGATCGCCGGCATATTGCATCAGCGCCAGCGTATCGGAGGCGCCGCGCAGCGCGGCGTCGGTGGCGGTGAGGGCGGCGGCGCGCGCCTCTTCCTCATGCTGCTTCCGAAGCGCGTCGGTCTGCGCCTTGATCAGCTCCGTCACGATCTGCAGCGCCTCGCCATGCGCGACCAGCTTGAGCTTGAGCAGGGGCCGAAGCGCGTCCTCGTCGTGGAGCGCCTGGTTGTAATCGGCGGCGGCGAGCGTGCCGGCGGCGACCTGGTCGTTCACATCGGCGCGGACCGCATTCTGCTCGCGGAGCTGGCCGACGGCCTTGGCCTGGGTGGCGGCGCCCTCGGCGACGGCGAGCGCGACCTGGCGCCGCACCTGCGCCTCGACGTCGATCCCCTTCTTGGTAGCGTCGGTCATCGCCTTGCGGCGCGCCTCCAGCACGATCTCCGAAGCGCCCATCTGGAGATAGCCTTCGGCCAGCTTCAGCGAGGCCTCGGTATCGACCCCCATCGCCGCCGCCTCGCGGGCGAGCGATTCGGCGTGCTTGTCATGCTTCTTCGACGCCTGCTCGGCCGCTTGGGCGCCTTTCGCGGTCGCTTGGGCCTGCGCATCGGCATACGTGACGACCTGGCCCGCAAGCTCAAGCCGCTGGCGCTCGGCGGCGACCGCCTGCTTTTCCGCCGGCGTCTTGGCGGCGGCGGCGCGCGCGGCGAGTTGGTCGAGCTCGATCTTCTTCTGCTGCGCCGGGATCCATGTCTGGAGGGCGTGCTCGTTCGCTTCCAGCAGCTGGGTGAGTTGCTGGAGCTGCTGCGGCGTTCCGCCCAGCGCCATGGCGCTGCGGATCGTGCCGATATTGCTCTGGATCTGCGAGCGGTCGTCGCCCTGATAGCCGCGGACGAGCGCCATGGCGCCGGACATCGCCTGGTTGCCGGGCGCGGCGCCGGCGTTCGGCGCCCGCCCGCCGCCGGGCGCGAGCGCCAGGCCGGCCTGGGCGTTTGTGGCGTAGACCGCGATCCAGCCATATTGATCGAGCATCTTGCCGAGCCAGTGCCAGGCATTCTGCGCCTCGACGCCGATATTGTGGATCGATCCGGCGAGGCCGTCCGCATGATGGGAAGCGCCGTCGAATGCACCCTGGATGTCGACCAGCAACTGCTTTTGCGCCTTCTGCAGGTCCCCTTCTTCAACCAGCTTGGCGATCCGCTCGACCTGCGCCTGATTGAGCACGCCGTATTTCGAGGCGAGATCCTGCGCGCCGGCGATGGTGTTGCCGAAATCGCCGGCAAGCTCCTGCTGGGCGTGGCCGAGGTCCTGGCTGGTCGCCGCGGCGAAATCCTTGGTTACCGCGGTGAGGCCGACCAGAACGTCGCGCGACTTGGCGACGGGGAGATAGGCCGTCTCGATCTGCTCGGCAGAGCCGACGCTGATATTCGCGGCCGCGGCGGCGGTCCTGGCGTTGTCCTCGAGCTGCTGGCCGGTCTCGCCGAGAATGCGGCCCGTGCCCTGGGCGGCCGCATCGAGCTTAGCGAGCGCAGCGGCATAATTGTACCAGGCGATCCCTCCCGCGACCGTAACAGCGGCGACGGCTGCAATGCCTATCGACACCGGCGTGATCAGCGCGCCGACCTTGGCGAGCCCGCCAGCCATGCCGCCGTCGTCGAGCGACAGCACCTCGGCGCCCTTGTGCGCCTCCAGCGCGAAGGCGGTGAGCGGGCTGCGGCCGGCGAGAATGGCATCGGTGAAGCGAAGCACCGCGCTCTGCGCCGTGATCGCCTGCATCCGGTTGAGGCCGAGCGAAGAGGTGTGGCCGTCCAACTCCTTCTTCGCCCGGGCCAAGGCGAGTTGCGAGGCGGTGACGGCGGCGGTGTGGACGTCCTGGCCGATCCTGCCGGCGGCGAGCAAGGTGTTGGCCTCGCGGATTTCGGTGTCGTAGCGCTGCTGCGCGGCATAGAGCGGATCGACGGCGCGGCGCAGCGTCTCCGCGCGCTGGGTCAGCGCATCCTCCTGCGCGAGCAGATCCTTCATCGCCAGCGCCGAACGGCGGGCCGAGCCTTCGAAGTCGGCGCCGAAGCCGGTTCCAACCGCCTGGCTGACCTGCATCTGCATCGCGGTCTGAGGCTGGATCGCGGCGAGCTTCGCGGCGGTCGCCGCCTGCTGCGCCATCGCCGCCTGGGTCGCCTGCGACTGCTGCTCGAACCGGCGCTGGAGCCTGGTCGCCGTGGCGTCGCCGGCGTCGCCAATCTCCTGGAAGTCCTGCTTGACCTGGGCCTTGCCGTCGGTGCCCAGGCGAATCGCGACTTGCGGTTTGCCGGACATGCATGGGGCTCCAGACAGGGAGATGGCCGCCGGTTTCCCGGCGGCCATCAGGGGGGTTCAATTCATTCGATCGAGCGGCTAGAAGTCCGCAGGAGGTTGCCATGCGCGCCTGGGATATTGCCACATTGGTCGGCGCCGCCATCGGCGGTATTTGCGTGATCGTCGCGTCATTCAACACGTTCTCTGCCGTGCAGCAGGCTGCCGAGGCTGCGGTAGGCATCGGCATCGCGCTGATGCCCTATCTCGTCTCCTCGACACTCCACCGCGCGCGGGCCGAGCGGCACCGCGAGACGATGGAACTGGTCGACCGAGCCGAACCGGCCGAGCCTTACCCGTCGTCGCCCTGAAGCCCGCCATCTTCCTCCTGCAAGCTGGAGACGATGGCGCGCTCCGCGGCGGGGAGGGTGTCGGCGAGCAATTCCCGGTCGACGCCGCGCGCGGCGCCCACGGTCATCACCGAGCCGTAATCGAGCGCGAAGGGCTGGCCGAGGCCGGCGACGCGGAGCTGGCGGGCGCAGTCGGTCAGGACCGACCAGACTTCCTCGGCTTCGGCCGTCTGGAGCGCGTGGAGGGCGTACGGGCATTCTTCGCAGCGCCCTTCTTCGCCGGCGCCGCAGACCTGGCCGCAATAGTTTTCGCCGGCGTCGCCGCCTCCCCAATGCCACTCGGCGAGGCGGGCGATGCGTTTTTTTCCCGGTCCCGATCCAGGATCGGCTCGACATAGAGGCGATGGGCGGGGCCGAACAGCCGATCGTCGTCGAGGAAGAGCGCGACCATATCCGGGTTCACCGGCGCCGGCGCGCCGCCGGCGTCGCCGATGCCCTTCCATGCGCGGATCGCCTCGGCGAGGATCGTGCGGCTATAGACGTCGAGCGCGGCATTGACGGTTTCGAGGTCCGGCGGATCGCCGGCATCGGCGAGGATCGTGCGCATCGCCGCCGCCGCGCGACGCTTCATCGCGCGGCTCGGCGGGACGAAGAGGACTTCGACCGCCGGCGCCCCGCCATGCGCTTCGATCAGCGTTTCCCATTTCGGGCCCAGGACGAACATGGCTTTATCCTCAATAACCGGAGACGTCGTTGACCAGCGTAGCGGTGCAGACGTTGCCGTCCTGGCCGGAGCCGATCCAATCGTAGGCGACCATGACGCCCTTGGGGCCGGTGATCGGACGCTTCCGCTTCGGCAGGAAGGCGCGCGGCACCGAGAAGGTCAGGGAGAATGCGCCGACGGTCCAGCCGAAGCTGAGGGCGACCGGAATTCTGCCCGTGGCCTTGTTGACCAGCACCATATCGGCGAAGCAGGCGGTGAGCGTCCCGCTCGCCCCCGATTCTCCGGCATCGGCATCGTCGATGCGGCCGTCGGGGCGGATCGTCTCGACCGTGTCGAGATTGTTGGCATAGGTGAGGTCCGCGCCGGTCACGCCGGCGAGCTGGACGCCATCCTGGGTGATCGCGCCGGTCGCCTGGGCGAAGCGGAGGATTTCGACCGACGTCGGCGTTCCGGCGCCGCTCGAATTGGCGATCGTCTCGCCCTGAGCGATCAGGCTGAGCGTCGCGCTGAGCAGCCCCTTGCGGCTCAGCGAGATCTTCATCTTGTCGCCGCGCGTCCCGAAATTCATGCCGAAGCTCGGCACGTCGGGCTGGGCGAGCTCGACCGACATGGACGGCAAGGCGCCCGCGCCCGAGGTGAAGACATGGGCGTTGGTGCCGCCGGTCAGCGTCGCGCCCGACGGCGTGCCGTTGCTGGTGCCGGAGGCGGCCAGGGTGAAGGCGTTGCCGGCAATCCCGTTGGTGTCGTAGGTGATCGCCAGCTTGGCCGTGTCGGACGTGTAGGTGGCCGGGGTCACCGCCGGATCGGCGCTGGCGGTGAGCACGGTGGCGAGGTTGGCCAGCGTCGCGGTCAGATCGACGCCGACGTTGAACTGGGCGCCGGTGGCGCCGCTGGCCTTGGCGGTGAAGACGATGCCGTTGATGGTCACCGTCGAATTGACCGCGGGCTGCGCCGTGAACGGGATCGTGCCCGAAGCCGGCGCCCGCGCCGTGGTGACCGGGTTGCCGAAATAGAGCTTCAGCCAGTTGCCGAACGCCCGCGCATCGACGGCGACGACATGGTCGCCGACATTGTTGGCGACGTCGAGGGTCGGATCGAAGCCTTCGCGGCCCTGGCCGAGCTGGTCGTCGTCGAGCAGCCCCTGCTCCTCGCCCAGGTTGGACGAGACGAAGGGCAGGCGATTATAATTGCCCGAAGGCGGCGTGCCGTACGTCGTCTCGAAATGCGCATAGCAGCGGGCATTCGCGCCTCTCGAACGCATGGTCGGTCTCCTCAGTTGAGCGGGTCGGTTGTCGAATAGGTCGCGACGATGCCGAAGGCGGCCCAGCGGCTCGGCTCGGCGCCGTCGGCCTTGCGGTCATATTCGTCGGGGGCGCGCGCCTCCAGGAAGAGGCAGAGGCCGCCCAGGGTGCGGTCCGCCGCGACGGCGGCGCCGATCGCGCCCATCATCGCGTCGATGGCGGCGGCGGGATCGGCGGCGCCGAGCGGCGCGCCGACCTCGATCGGGAAATCGTGCTCGTACGTATAGGTCAGTGGCGAGAGGTCGATCTCCGGGTCGCCGGGCTCGCCGGGATGGCCGATGACGTCGCCGCCGGCATCTGCCTGGCGGGCCTTGGAGGCATCGCCGTCGAAGCCGCGGATCCGCGCATAGGGCGCCGCGGCCATCACCAGCGCCTTGAGCGCGAGCGTCACGTCTCGGCGCCTCGACATCAGTCGCTCCAGTCCTTTTTGATCAGGTCGGCGACCTTCTGGCCGGCCTTGTCGGCGGTCGCCTGCAGATCGAGCAGCTTCCGGCTCGTCACCTGCGGGACCAGGATGAACATGATGACGGCGCTGATCGCGTTATGACGCTTCCCCGCCTGGCGCTTCGCCAGCTCGCTTGCCGAAGCGTTGCGATATTTGCCGGACGCCTTGCGGATCACCAGGTCCTTGAGGACCATATAGGCGACGCCGTTGCGGCGGATGCTCGGCGTGTGGAAACCCTTGTCGTTCGGCGCGATATAGACGAAGCGCTTTCCGAAGCGCTCCGCGCATTCCTCGACCGATATCGGCCGTCCGTTGCGGCTCTTCGGAACATCCTCAGTCGGGATGGCGAGGAAGCGGCCGTGGCCCGCGCTGACGGTGATGCGCGCGCTGAAATAGGTGATGATCTCCGGCGCCTTGCTCCACACGAAGCCCGCCGGATCGAGGCTGTCGCGGCCCTTGGGGTAGACCTCCGAGCGCCAGGTGAAGGCGAGGCGGCTGCCGAGACCCGCGTCGAGCACCTGCTCGCGCAGCTCTTCCTTCAGCCAGCCGGTTCCCTCGCCCATGCCGGCGGTGACGGCGGCGGCCATCTGGTCGAGGCCCCCGTCGAGCGCATCCTGCAGGCCGTCCATCTTCGCGGTGACGCCGAGCATGGCTGCCGTCCTGTTTTAGGCGTCCGGCAGCAGTGTGGCCTCGCAATGCCAGATGCTCTTGCGGTCGATATGGGGCTCGCCGACGATGGCGTAGCGTCCGCCGGCGACCGGGTTCAGATCGTCGTCGAGCAGCTGCACGATCTGGCCCTCGACGGGCACCGGCACCTCGGCCTTGCGGACGAGGAGCATGCGGGTCGTGACCCGCTCCACCGCCTGGCCGAGCGCAATGTCCGAGTCCTGCTCGCGCCGGCGGACGCGGACATTGCCCGAAACGCCCTCCCATGTCCCCCAATCGGCAAGCGCGCCGAATATGGCCTCCTGCTGGCGGGCCAGCAAAGAAGTGAAGGACATGGGAAGGCGATCCAGATCAGATGGACGGGATCAGCTTGATCCGGCCCGTCGTCGCGGCGCTGTCCTTGGCGGCGACGGCGACACCGGCCTTGGTGTTGCTGGTCGACGTCTTGGTGAACACCTTGGCCGTGTCGTCCCAATAGACCGTGTCGCCCTCGGCCCAGGCAGCGCCGGTGTTGGAGGTGACGTCATAGACGCCCTCGGTCCACGCGGCGAAGAGCAGCCCTGCGGCGACGGTGGCCGAGGCGATGCAGATGATCGCGCCGATCTTGTAGACGCCGTCGGAGACGACGCCGTCGGAGGGCGCAGTGAGATCTAGGGCGTTGCCCTCATTGACGAAACGACGCATTTTCCTTCTCCCGCTGATGCCTCCCGGCGGCGCCGGGCTCTGCGAAGTGGATGTGATAAAGAAACGGCCCGACGCGAACGCCGGGCCGCCGGGATGGGCGGCCAGGGGGATGAAACCGGCCGCCGATCGGGTTACGCGCCCGCGTTGGTGACCGCGGAGCGCCAGTTCAGGCCACCGACCCCGTAATCGTGGCGGACCTTGTACTCGGTGCCGTCGGTGCGCCACCCGAGCTGCTGCTCGAGATAGGGCTCCTGGACACCGTTCAGGAAGGCGACCTCGAGGGCGGGTGCCGTGTCCTTGTCGGCGAATGCATAATGGCGCGTGCCGGTCATGCGGGCCGTGTCGACGATGTCGCTGAACATGCCGTTGACGATGTTCGGCCGCTGCAGCTTGTTGACCGCGTCCGGATCGTAGAGGGATCCGTTGACGACGCGCGCGGCGCCACCGAGGCTGAGCGGGCCGAGCCAGATGGACGGGCGGATATCGAGCACCTCGTTGCCGCTCACATCCTTCTGGCTGGCCATCAGCTGCCGCATCTCATCGAATGCGGCGACCGACGGCGCGCCGGCCGTACCGATGTTCTTGTGGCTGGTGTGGAACAGCGGATTGCCGTCGTTCATGGTCGGGCCGGCGCCGGAATTCCGCGCCAAGGTGGTATAGACGTCCACCTCGATGGTGAGCTTGGCGGCGCGACCCAGCTCCACCGTGATGAAGTTGAAGGCGCCGAGATCGTCATTGACGATCGCCTGCCTGCTCAGGCCGACGATATTGCCCTTCGTCTTGCCCAGGATGATCTCCTTGGCGGCGTCGGGAATATTCTTGTTCTTGAACTCCCCGTTTTCCGTCAGGTCATCGAGCGTCCCGAAGGTCCCGCGCAGGTAGCGCGGGTGCGGACGGAAATCCATCAGCGTGCCGATGCCGCAGAACCGCCGCCAGGTGTCGGGGGTGGTTGCGTAGGCGGCCTGGAGCGTCTTGTGCAGGGAGTTCTCGAGCAGCAGCGGGAAATCGCCCGTCGTGTTCATGCCCCCGTCGCGCTGGGCAACCTGGGTGAACGCCAGGCCGACGATCACGTCGCGATCGTAGCTGGAGATGCGCACGCCCGACCGTTCGAGGCACAGGCGCGCCAATTCCGCGTTGCGGACACCGCGAAACTCGCCGGGATCGAGGTCGATCTTCTCACCGCGAAGCTCGGCAGCCTTGCGGACCATGTCCGCAACGCCGGCGCGCACCAGGATGGAGTTCTCGGCGCCCTGGAGGAACTTGGCCCGCTCGTCGGCGGTCACCTCGATACGGTTCCCGCCGCCGGTGCCGACGCCGCCGGTGGCGGCGCGCTGCGCCTCGGCCGAGGCCTGGAGCAAGGTCGAGGCCGCGGTCTCGATGCTGATCTCGCCGCGGTCGTTCTGCTCGACGAGCTGGCGGGCGCGGGTCACGACGGCGTCGCCGAAGGCGCGCGCATTCTCGACGAACGCCATCCCCGTGGAGGCGGTGAAGCGGCTGATGCCGGGACGATTGTCCGGCGCGGCGCGGACGCCGGACTCTGCCGCCGGGGCGGGAGCCGCGGGCGGCTCGACCGGGGCCGGAGTGATGGCGGGCGCTACGGGCGCCGCCGGAGCGGGGGCATTCGGTTCCTGCGGCATGGTACGGGTTCCTTCGTTGACGGTGCAGGGAAAGGTGGTGAGCGCGTCCGACCGAACCCCTGCGTTCGGATCGGCGGCGATGGGGACGAAGGACACTTCCTGGAGCGTCCATTGCGTGATGCGGTAGACGGGGATTTCCCCCTCGAAGCGCTCGAACATCGCCTGGATGCGACGATAGCCGGCGCTGACCTTCGGCGGTGTACCCGCGGCGACGTCGGCCTCGACCGAGACGGCGTCGTCGGACTGGCCGAAATGGCAGGTGCCGACCACTTGTGCGGCTGCGCAGCGGGTGTTCCGAAACTTGCCGAGCTGGCAATCGACCGAATAAGGCGAGTGCGCGTCGAGGATCGGGCAATTGTCGGCCGCGACCTGGCTGAGATCGACCGCGGCGGGGCTGCAATCGAGGATCTCGTAATAATAATCGTCGAGGAGGCCGAGCATATAGCCCGGCATCCGCACCATCGTCTCGGTCGCGACGGTCAGGTCGACGGTGCGGGCCTGGGCGTCATACGTGCTTGCCACTGCGCCGGTGGCGAAGCGGCGCCCGATCGGGATCTTGATCTCCCGCTCGGCCGCGCCGCGGATTTCGTCTCGCGGCATCGTCATTCTCCCTGCGATTGCTTGAGCGGATCGGTGCCCGGCTTGGCGCCGCCCCCGGCGGCCGCCTGGAGGATGCCGGTGTCGGTGAGCTTGCGCGGATCCATTTCGAGGACGAGCTTGAGGGCGTCGAGCCGGGCGTTCATATCGGCCAGCTCCGCGAGATGGGCGTCGGTGTTGAGCCCGCGTTCCGCCAGCGATTGCGACAGCGTCTTGAGGCCCGCGCGCATCTCGATGATCTCGGGCAGCAGATCCTTCATCGGATCGACGATCATCCGCCGCGGCAGAGCCGCGCCGAAGCGGACCGCGAGATAGCGCGGATCGCCCGTCTGCATGGCGAGGCGGCGCATGCGCCGCATCCCCATCGGCCGACAGAGCAACGGAATGACCTCATTCTGCTGCCAGTCGCCGATCCGCGCATAGGCGCCGTTCAGCGCGGCGCGCAGGCCGGTATAGTTCGCCTGGCTGACATCGCCGGTCATCAAATGGTAGGGTACGAGGTTGGCGGAGATCCCGCCGAGCTCGTGCTTCAGGAAGGCGACCGTGTCCGCCGCCGGCGTCGGATTGACGACGGCGACGGTCTCGCCCGGCTTGGTGCGGGCGATCATGCCGGGGCTCATCGCCTCACCGAGCGGCTTGACGCCGTTCGCGTCGGCGCCATCGGGCACGTTCGGGCCGAGCGGCGAGCCGTCCTGACCTTCCGGTGGCTGGATGATCAGCGACAGACAGGCCTGCACTTTCGCCTGCAAGCGCTTCGCGTCGGCGATGTCGTTGATGTCGTGCAGGGTCATCGCGACCGCGCCGAGCCAGGAAGCGCCGCGGGACTGGCCGTGGCGCAGCCGCTCGAACATATGGTCGAAATATTGCGCCGGCACCGGATGCGAATAGAGGCCGTTGCCCGGCAGAACGTCGTTCGGGTGCTGATCGAAGAGCCAATAAGCGACGCGATCGCCGCCCTTGTCGTACTGGACGCCCTGGACGACCTTGCCGCCGTCCGCCAGCGGGAAGGTGCGCATCATGTCGATCTGCGCGCCTTCCATGCCCTGGACGCGGCCATCGGGGCCGCCGGCATCTTCGCGCCAGAGCGTGCCCGTCTCGCCGCCGACGATCATCTCGCGAACCGAGACCTTGCCGTGGCCGTACCAGTCGCCGAACCCGTCGACCTTGCTTTCGGCGAAGCGGTCGAGCTCATCCTGGGCGCGGCGCTGGATGAACTTGACCGGATGGATCGCCTGCAGCGCGATGCCGTCGCCCCACAGCATCGAGACGAGTTGGCCGACGGCCGCCGCCGCATATTTGTTGTTGCGCACGAGATCGTGCCCGGCCCAGCCCAGCAGCGCGCGGCCGCGCATGTTCTCGAAATCGATCGAGCCTGGCCGGCGGTCCCAACCCGACGTACGGCGGCCGAAGCTCGCCGCGTCGTAGCGCCGGACCGCGTCGGCGGCGATGTTCGCCGCCGCGAGTTCGGCGCGGGCGCGAACCCGGTTCGCCGCCCAGCGTGGCGCCAGCGGTGCGATCGCGCCGTCGAGCAAGTTCCCTAGCTGCATCGGTCGAGCCCCGGATCGTAATAAGCAAGCGTCGTCGCCGGTCGCGTGGCGCCGGGGACGGTGTTCGCCGCGGCCTGCAGGCGGGTGAAATAGTCGATCGCCTTCAGGATATCGGCCACGCCGCGATACCAGATCACGTCGCCGTCCGATTCGATGCGGGCCTCGCCGCTGGCAAGGCCGGCCTGCAGGGCGGCGAGCTGCTGCGAAAAGTCAGCCAAGGTAATCGTCTCCGGGGTCGATGAACCGTTCGCCCTGCGCCGCCGGTGCGGCGGCGCTGGCGGCGGCCTTGGTGGCGGGCGCCGCCGGAGGCGGAGCCGATACGGTGACTGGCGCTGCGAGCAGGTCGCCCTGCCGCGGATCCCGGGCCCCGTGGCGCTCGGCGCGGAGACGCTCCCAATCGGCGTCCGTCAGCGTGTCGAGCATCAGCTTTTCGGCCGCCGCGATATTGTAGACCCGGCAGTCGAGATAATGGTTCTGGCGGCCCGGCATGATCTGCCAGACGCGCTTCGGATAGCCGTTCGAGACCTTGGCGACGATCGCCTCGGCCGTCGCCTGCTCGAACCAGTCGTCGGTCGTATCCTCGCTGAAATGGGCGAGGCCGTAGGGCCGTTCGGCGCCGGTGCCTTCCGCGACGATGCGATCGGCATAGGCAAGGCTGGCGCGGAGATAGCCGTAGAAGCTCGCCTTCACCCCGTAGGTGCCGACGACATAGGCGCGGTCCTCGAGCCGTTTCGACGCCTGGCCCGCCTTGCTTCCCTGGCGCCGGTAGCGGAGCGCTTCGCCGCGGCCGAGGACCGGGCGCGTCCATCCGTCGCGGCCGAAGACGGCGAGGCGATGCGGGCGCTTCGCGCAATAGGCCTGCGCCGCCTCGGTATGGTAACCGGCGTCGACGCATTCCCGATCGAACGGAAGCACCTTGCCGCCCGGAAAGGCGATGCCGCGGCGGCTATATTCGTCGAGCGCCAGCCAGGCGCCCTGGCCCTTGACGTCCGTCGGGCCGGGCAGGAAGCGGGCGTCCAACTGCCAGGTCTCGCCGTGGCGGGCGTGGCCGACGGCCTCCAGATAGAGGCCGTCGCCCTGCACGTCGACGCCGAGCGTGGTGACGATCGGGCCCACGGCCATGCGGCCGACGCCCCAACCCTGCTCGCGGAGGCCCTTCAGCTTCTCCGAATCGGGGACTTCGCCCTTGAGCTCGAATACCCAGCCGAGGACCAGGTTGGTCCAGGTCTTGAGCTTGTTGACGTCGCCCTGGGCGGAGACCCAGCCCGTCGCCATGTCGGCCCAGGTCTGGAAGGTCGAGATGATGCCGGAGAGGTGCCAGCCGCGCTTGCGGCTTGCCGGCATCTTCGCGCGCCAGGCCTGGAAGGCCTCTTCGGTCATCGCGCGCGGCGGCTTCACCAACTCGCCATGGTCGGTCTCGATTTCGTCTGAGAGCCAGCCGTCCGGCAGCTTCATCGCCGCCTTCTGCCAATGCTCGATCCGAGCCTTGCAGCAGGGCGCGCGGAGGAAGGCCTCTTCCGGATGGCCGTCGGGCCACTGGATGTCCTCCCATTCGGGGCGGAACCGCGCGGCGCACGACGGGCATTTGAGGTGATAGCGGCGGCTGTCGCCCGCCTCGAAGGCGGCGGCGATCTTGCTCGCGCCCCTGATCGTCCCCGTCGAAATCTTCAGCCGCTTGGAGAGGCCGCGGCGGCGCCAGACCTTGAGGCGCTGGCTGACCATTTCCTCCGGCGAACCCTGGCCGTCGAGATCGTCCGGCCACTGGTCGAGATCGTCCTCGATCGCATAGCGCACCGTGCGCTGGCGAAGGCCGGCGGCCGAATTGGCGCCTGCCAGCAATACATAACCGTTCGAACGGGCGAAGCGGACCTTGTGCTTGGTCGAGCCGTCACCATCCGGCAGGCCTAGTGCTTTGATGGTTCCACCCTTGTCCGGGTTGAGCCGCGGCGTCGCCTCGACCATCGGCCAGAACTTTTCGGCCGACCAGTCCCAGGCGGCCTTCAGCGTCGCCTGAACGAACAGCGTCGGGCCCGGGCGCAGGTCGGAGATGTAGCCGATCCAGTTCTCGGCCGCAGCCGAGCCGCCGGACTGGGCGCATTTGATGATCGCCCCTTCCTCGCACGGATCGTGCGGGGACATGGCGTCCATGATCTCGACCAGCTCGGGCGCCGTCACATGGCGCCAGGGGCCCGGATAGGCGTCGTCGTCGGGGAAGCGCCGATAGCGCTCCGCCCAGGTCGAGACCCGCATGCGCGGCGGCGGTCGCAGTCCCGCGGCGAACGAGCGGTCGAGACGGCGGGCGTTGCGGCGCAGCGCCTCGGCCGTCTCCAGCGAAAAGTTGTGATAGGCGAAACCCATCACGCCGCCTCGTCGATCGCGGCCTCCGCGGCGGCGAGCGCCGGGGCGTCCTCGGCGTCGGCGGCGGCCTCCTCGGTCGAATCGTCGCCGAACGCGCCGGCTTCAGCATGGTCGGCGAGCTCGGCAAAAACCCTGTCGATCTCCTCCTCGCCGAACGCCATGATCGTGCGGGCGTCACGCTCGGCGGCGAGGCGCTCCGCGGCGCCTCGAAACCATGCCTGGATGCGCTCGCGCGCCGCACGCCCGATCTCGTTCGCGCGCCGCTCCAGCTCGACGATGGCGCCGAGCTCGCGCGCCGCCTCGGCATTCTTGAGCGCCTGGCCGGTGCTCTGGCGCTTCAGCAGCTCCATCCGCACCGACTGCAGGCTCTCGCCCGAAGCCGGTGCAGCGATCGCGGCCGCCGCTTCCTCGATCGGCGACGCCGGCGCCGGCGTTCCGCCTGCCGGCCGTCCACGCATTGGATCGATGCGGGCGTTCAGCTTGGCGTCGGTCCTCGCGACATCGACCTTCAGTCGGCCGTCGGAGGGATCCTCGGCGAAGACGATCAACTCCGCCTTTTTCCAGTTGGACACGGCGGGCTTGGAAACCCCCCGATGACGGGCATAGTCCGCCTGCGTCATCAGCGCCGCCATGGTGACCGCCTTCGTCGACCTTTCCGTCGTTCAGCCGCCGCAGCGGCAGCAAGGCGATCGTGAACCGCCAATTGAACCCCAAATGTTCAGAATGTTCAAAATCCGAAAACCCGCTTGAACGGTGGACCCCCGCACTCTGCTGGACCGCATGTGCGGGCCGCCGCCTGAAAGGACCCGCGACGGCCTCCGTCGCTTGAGAGGGTCGGAGAGGCGCCTGGTCGGCACTCCGGATGGCGGCGGCCGCGTCATGATGGAGGCATCCGAACGCGTGGCCGGATGCTGATTTGCTCAATGCGCCAAACCCCCTGGGAAACGGAAACGAAAAGTGGCGCATTTTCGCGCTTGACACGCCTACCCCTGCTCAGAGGCCGAGTTGAGGCAGTTGGCGATCGCCGTTATCGCCCCGTCGTAGCGCTTGCGCAGTCCGTCGGGGCCGGGTCTGCCGCGTCCGAAGTGCTTCCACAGCTTCTCCCACGGCACCCGCTTATCGCCTGCGGCTAGGCAGGTGATCGACATGATCAGCAGCGGGCGGTCGCGCTCGCCGACATGCGCGATCCAGTCGCTCGCTTCCTGCATGCGCCCGATATCCGCTCGGCTCGGGCGCGGCCGCCGCGGTTCCTCTGTCTCCGCATCGACGAGCGCGCGCAGCTCGCGGTCGCGGATAAACTGCCGCCAGATCGACGAGATGCGTCCGCTCAATCCGAACCGAGCATCCGGGTCCGGCATCCGCCACCACGTCTCCACCGCCTCAACAAGGCGAGCCTGCACCTCATCCCACGTATAGAAGCTTCCGCCGCCGGAAGCTTGCTCAACGATCCTTCCGGCATTGGTTTCTTCATATCTCATTGAACGAACTCACTTTCTCTAACCAAATGGAAGGGACGGAAGGATTGGAAGGATTTGCGTGGATGTAGCTTCGCGCACACCCGCGCATGATCGTGCGCACTCCAACCCATCGCCAAAGCTTCCAACCCTTCCGAAGCCGCAGAAATCCGCGCTTTCTCCCTTCCAAACACCGTTCCGCCATCCTTCCGGTCGGAAGGGTCAGGGCAAGAAATCCTCATCATCGTCATCGGGCGCGCGGATCGGCGGGCGCGAGCGTGCGCCCGGGCCGCCTGTCCACAGCGGGCCGTCGTCCACGGATGGCGGCTCGGCCGCCATGTCGTCCGCCAGCACCTTCACGCGCCCATCCTGATCGACGAAGTCGGACGCCTGGCGCACCAGCTTGAGGCCCAGCCACTGCATCCCGTCGCTCGCCTTCTTCGCAAAGCCCTTGTCGGCCATCGCCTTGGAAAAGCCCTTCTGGCTCCATTCCTTCTCGCCGGCGGCCTTGCACCAGGCGGCGAACACCTCGTGCAGCTTCGACGATTGCACGCGCCCGCCGGGATCGTGCTCGGTGCACAGCCGCAGGAACCGCGCCAGCGGGTCGCTGTCGTCGCGATAGGCCTGGGTCGCCGCCTTCACCTCCTGAGGCTCGGCGAAGCCGTGCGCCAGATAGTCGAGCAGCCCGGCGGCGAGCCGCGCGAACACCCCCGCCAGCTCGCCGGCCTTGATCTTGTCGCCGAGCTGCTCGTCCTTCTTCGGCCAGTTCTCCGCGCCCTCCGGCGGCTGATCGATGTTGCGCAGCCACGGCACCAGCTTCATCCGCCCCCAAATCCCCTCGTCCGTATCGGGAATGTCGGGCTTGGAATTGCCGCTCATCAGCAATTTGAACTGCGGCAGGAGGTCGAAGAAGCCGCGGTGCAGCGCCCGCACCGGCACCGGCTCGCCGCCGGTAACGAACTTGATCAGCGCCGAATTGAGCTTCGCGCCGCGCTCCGGCTCCGACGCGCGCAGCATCCGCACGCCGCCGAGCCGAGCGAGATCGGGCGATGCCTGGTCGCCCCGCTTCTTGATCCCCTGATCGAGGAATGTCTCGATCAGCGTCGTGCCGCTATAATCGCCCAGCGCCGCGCACCAGCTGTCGATCGTCGTCGATTTGCCGTTGCGCCCGCGCCCGTAATTGAACCAGAGCTTGTGCTCCCCCGTCTGCCCGGTCATCGCATAGCCGGCGACCTGGTGGAGATAGCGCCGCAGCACGGGCTCCGGCTGCGCCCATTCGAACATCGCGTCATAGAGTGGCGCCGGCGCGTCCCGATCCCATTCGACCGGCGCCAGCTTCGTCAGCAGATCCTCGCGCCGGTGATCCTCGATCCGCACCGAGGCCGAATGACGTCCATCGGGCAGCGTCTCGCGCTCGAACCGCAAGGTGCCGTTCAGCACGTTCACCGCCAATTTGTCGCGGTCGAATTCCTCGATCGGCACGGTCAGCCAGCGCCGCGCGAGATTCGCCACCGACGCCGGCTTTCCCGCCTGCTCGCTCTGCCGCCCCCACGCCGCCAGCATCGCCGAAAAGAGCTTGAACGACTTGCCGACAAGCACCCAATGGTCGAGCGCATGCGGATCCGGCTCGTCAAGGTTCAGCTCTTCCTGCTTGCCCCGGCGCGTGAGCTGCAGCTTGATCCGCGTCTCGCGCACCCGCCGCGCCTCGCGCTGGATATCTCGGATCGTCTCGAACACGGCGGAGATCAGCTCCGCCGGCAGCGTGTCCTTATCCTGGTCGAGCACCTTCCAGCGCCGCTCGTCCCATCCCAGCCAGCCTTTGCCGGTCGTGAAGCGGAACGCGTCGCCATGCCGGTCGCGAAATCGCTCCGCGATCCCGAAATCGGTCATCGGATAGCCCGACAATTTCAGGTCGAGCAAAGCCGGCGCGGGATCGAAGCCGCGCGCGATCCCGTCGGCGATCGCGCGGTCGATATCGGCATGCTGGACGTCGGCGACGTCCTCGCAAAGCGGCCAGATCGCCTCCTTCGCCGCGCCGGCGTCGATCAGCCCGGCCGAGACGCGCCGACCGATCGACCACGCCAATTGCATCAGCGGCTTCGCCTCGCGCGCGACATGCTCCAGCCGGCTCTGCAGCCAATGCTCGGCGATCCGCTTCAACCGCGCCGTCTCGGCCTCGCTGAGCGCCAGTCCCGCACCCTCACCACCATCAGGATTGTCTGCCAGCCTTCCGGGGTGGAAGGGTTCGGATCGAATATCGCCACCGCTTGGGGGGTGCGGGGGTGCGGCAGGCGGCGGCAAGCGGGCGGCGGACTGTCGGCGCGACGGTCGCGTCAGGCGCTGGCGCGCGTTCTCCTTGATCTCGGAAAGGTCTCTCGGGTTGGCCAAGCCGCCCGTAAGGCCGTTGTCGACGGTCTTGCAGCCTGCTTCGTAATCGCCGCCGCCGCGAGCGATCATGCCCGCCACGACGTCTTCCAGCGCTGCCCGCGCCACGCTCATGCTGAGCGCTCCAGCGCCGACCAGCTGGCCGATTCGAAAGGCGCTGGTGTTGATCTCGATATTGCGTTTCCCGACTGGCGTACGGGCCAGCTCGGCGCATTCGGCGTCGAGCGCATTCAGCGCGTAGCGCCGCATTGCTGCATCGATCTCGTCCCCGGCCGCGCCCGGCCGAGCGGAAGGCGAAGGGGATGTGGACGCGGCCTGGTCGGCCGCGGCGTCGTTATTGGGCGCCGGCGCCGCCGCCTTGCGCTTCGGCGCGCGCAGCTCGACGACCAGCGCCGCCGGCGCCTCCGCGATCGGCGCATCGGCGGCGCCGTGCAGCCAGCGGTAGCGGCGGCCGTCCTCCATCACGCTCGGCGGCGCGATCACATAACCGCCGAGCCCGCGCACGTCGACATGGAGCGGCAGATGGCCGCGATTGCGGATCGGCGCGCCGCCATCGTCGGGCGTTGCATAATAGAGGTGCACCCCGCCGGACGGCGTCCGCACCGCCAGCGTCGGCGGCAGCGCGCAGCCGATCTGCGCCTCGGTCTCCGCCTTCAGCCGCTCCAGCGTCCATTCCTCGCCCGTATCGGCGTCGTGGCGGGGGTCGAAGTCGAGCGCGAACAGCCGCCGCGCGACCGCGGCGGGCGATGCGCCGGCGAACAGCTCCGCATGGCCGGTGGCGAGCCCGACCATCGCCATCGGCCACTTCTTCCACCAGGTGCGGATCTCCTGCTCGTTCACCGATGCGCGCGACACGCCGCCCGTGCCCTTGATCTTCTGCCCGCTCTTCGGATCCTTGGCGGCCGCCAGCAGCGGCTGCTTGTTCGTCATGTTGCAGGGAAAAACCGGCCAACCGCGCGCGGCGAACGCCAGCGCGGCCTCGAGCATCGGCGAGGTCTGAGGCGCCCTCTTCATTGCCCCACCATCTCCCGGAACAGGATCGGCTGCACCGATCCATCCTCATGGAAGCTGTCGAGCCAGGCGCTTGCGCTCGGCTCGGTGCCATCCCACCCGTCGGGCCATGTCTTGAGCGCGATCAGCTCGCGGATCCGGGCTTCCTCCTCGGGGTTGATCAGATCGACACCGGCGCTGCGCTGAATGATCATCACCTGTTCCAGCGCCCGCAGCCGCGCCTTGAAGGTGAGCGGCCCCATCCGCTGCTGGTTCTTGGCCAGCGATCCGTCCTTAAGCCGTTCGCCGCCGGCCTTGCGGAGCCGCTGCGCGGGCTCTCTCAGCCAACGATAGAGCGGTTTGAGCTCCAGCAGCCGCCGCAAATGCCGCCATGCCGGCATCGCGACGATCGTCTCCAGCGCCGTGTCGCGGGTGGCCAGAGGGCAGCCGATGCAGCCCGTCCGCGCGTTGATCTCCTCGGCCTCGTCGCCGCCATAGGCGTCGGCGAGGATCTTGGTCGGCCATCCGCCGAATTCCGGCTGAGGCGCATAGAATTTAAGCCAATCCCAGACGATGCAAACACGCCAGTGCAGGAGCGGCGCCAGCGTCGCGACGCGGCCGCGAATGCCCTTCGCCTCGGGAAGCACCTGCTGATACCAACCCTGCCCGCATTCGGCGCCATCCTTGGAGCATGACATCGTGATCCGATCGTCGCGAACCGCGCTTTCGCCCATGCGAACGCCGGTGATCATCAGCGCGCTGCCGGGAAGCCCAGAAATCGCCTGCTCCAGTGCCGCCGCCATCGGGTCCACCTTGATCTGGCGCGTGCACCAGCGGAGCGTGTTGTTGTTGGGCGGCGGCACGCCCCGGCCGAGCATGTAGACCATGAACCTCTTGTCGATCGGCGCGCGTACGACCACGACCTCGATCCAGTTGCGCTCGCGCAGCTTCACCATGATCGCCTCGGCCGCGATCTGGATCGGCGGCAGCTCCTGCCGGGTATCGGCATAGAAGACATAGAGGCGGTCGGGCTGAGGAAGCTCGCCGGCGTCGATCATGTGGATCAGCAGCGTCAGCGTCGCCGTACTGTCTTTCCCGCCGGACCAGGCGACGGCGACGTGGCTATGGAGAGGCCAATAGCCGCGGAGCGACTGAAGGGTCAGCTCCACCGCCTCCTCGTGCACCATCCGGACGCCACGGGAGAAGAGATTGTCGACGGGGGCAGGCATCGCTCAGCTGTTGCCCTCCTCCCGTTCGTAGCGGATGCGGAAGCCGAGCCGGGCGGCGACCTCGGCCGAGATCGGGCGGCGGCCGCCGATCATCCCGCAGAGCGCCGGCTCCGAAATGCCGAGGTCCATCGCCAGCCCCTTGCGCATCCCGCGCCGCGGCGCGCGGCGGCGCATCTCGTCGATCACGTCCTCCTGGCCGACGATCCGGGCGAGGCTCGGCATCAGTCAACCAGCCCCGCGCGGAAGGAGGAAGCGAGCCCGCGCAGTGCCACCAGCAGCGGCCCGCGCACGGGCTCTGGATGCTGGAGCCGGTTCGGCCCGAACGGCAGCCCGCCCGCCACCGCATCGGCATAACGGTCGATGAAGTCGGCCGATTCGAGATCGCGCTCGGCGCGGATCGTCTCGCGGCGACTGGCGCTGGTCATTGCGGCACCGGCGGACGTTTGAACTCGCCGCTGCTGATGCGCGCGCCCAAAGCGTTCATCGAATGACAGAATTCGGCATATCCTTCCCAGCCGAAGGTCGCGACCAATGTCGTGCCGTCCGGGTGGTGGATCGCGATCGACATGACAGCGCCGACGCCTTCGACATGGTGCGCGCCAAGGCTCATACCGCCATTTTTGCCGATCTTCGGCGGCTCCAGCTCGGCCTCCGGCTTCTTCACCAAGAAGGGCGCCGTGAGGGTCTGCATCATAGGAGCGATCACAAGCTCGGCTTCCGAGGGCTTCACTCCGCCGCCTCCCCCATCCGCCGCGCGGCTTCGGCCGCGGGGGTGTGGTCGGCGAGCCAGGCGGCGGCTTCTGCCGTCAGCCTGGCGACGATGTGGGGCGCCTTCGCCTGCCCGGCCTCGGCGATCGCGCGCCGGCGGTCGAACGGCAGCCGCCGGAAGCACGGGTCGCACAGCCGCTGCCACCGCGGAATCTCCCGCCCGCAGCCTTTGGCGATGCACAGGTTCGGCGGGCGCGGACGACGTCTCATGCGAGCGTGACCTTGCGGCCGAGGATGCTCTCGATTTTTTCCTCGTAGCTGTGGACTTCCGCCTCGAGCGTGACAATGATCGAGGCCCAATATTCAGCCCAGGTGAAGATGCCCTTCTCGATCAGCAGACGTGCGAGGCTGGAGGCCTCGATCATCGCGCTGTTAACGCCGACGCGCAGGTGCTTCGGCTCCAGTTCGGCGGCGCGCGCCGTGCCGTTCGCCGCGAATTGTTCCATCATCGCCACGCCGGACTGCATGGCATGGAGAAGGGCTTCGTAACGGCAACAGCCGCTCGATCGTCGTCCATCATTCCACGCTCCTCAGATGGCGCCGACCCTCGCACGCGGCTTCGACGCGCGCGGCGAGGGCGGCATGGCGGGGTTCGGAAGCGTCGCCGATCGGCGCGCCCGGCGGGACCAAAGCCGCGAATTCCACGTCGCTCAGCCGATGGGAGACCTCGTAAAGCCTGTCACCCGGCGCGCCCTCGTCGATGACGATGAAGCGGATCGGCCCGGCGCCGGCTAGCGCAAGCCTTATCTGGCCCGAAGCGGCGAACTGGATGAGGGCGACAGGCGCGCTCATGGCATACCCCCCCCCAGCAGGCGCTCGGCTTCGCGCCGGCCGAAATCGGTCAGCCGGTAGTCGGCCAGACCGACGTCGCCGCGCACGGTTCGACGATCAGCGTCGCCGCCATGGTAGAGCGCGACGAAGGCGCCTGTGGCGACCGACGCACGAACGACGCCGCAATCCCGCAAAGCGCGCAAGGCGATCAGGCGAGACGAGGCGCTCACGCCGCCGCGTCCATATCTTCGGGAAGATCGTCCGCCTCATCATCTTCGGCCGAGTCTTCGGCAGCGATCAGGTCGAACAGGTTGGTTATCGGCTTGCCCTTGTCCTGCTCGCGCAGCAGCCGCACGCCGTCCGCGAAATAGCCGGGGTTCAGCTCGACGCCGGCGCCGCGCCGGCCGTGCCTCACGGCGCGCAGCGGCACCGTCATCAGGCCTCCGAACGGATCGAAGACCAGCTCGCCCGGCATCGACCAATTGAGGATCGCGCGGTCGACGATGTCGTAAGGCAGCGGGCACAGATGCTGCTCGCGCGCCCGATGCGATTGCTCGGTATTGGCGCCGCGCATCCTGGCGACGTCGGTCCAGACGTCCGGATGCCAGCTCTGCACAGGCATCAGCGCGAAATCGGGTGGGAGCGACCAGCGGCTTTCCACCGCTTCCATCAGCGCGACATGGTGCTCGTGATCGTAGAGCGTCGCATAGGACCAGCCACGGTACCGCCGGTAGAGCTTCTTCCAGGGCAGCCCGACCAGGTCTTCCGCGGTCATGGTCCGGTCGCCGGAGCTGCGCCAATAGCCGGCCGCATCGGTCTGCCAGCGCGCGCGCGAATAGCCGCTGCCTTCGACCGGCCGCCCTTTCTTCGCATCGAACAGCTTCTTATCCCAATCGACGATCTCGCCCGTATCGGCGAGGCGAAGCTTCGGCTGCGCCTTGGCGACGGGGACGTCGGCATATCCGTTCGAGCGGTCCGTCGGCGCCTTGCGGAAAAGGAGGAGATATTCGGGCAGGCCGACGCCCATCCCGCTGGCGTCGATGCATTGCTGCGTCCAGCCCAGCCGATAGGTGCCGGCATTCTCCCGCACGACGTCGGTGACGATCGTGACCATGCCGAGATAGGCGAAGCCGTGGCTGCGGTAATGCTCGATGCACTGGGCGTGGAACGGCTCGATCGTTCGGAAGCCGAGCCCGGATCCCGCGCTGTCGACGACTCGGTCCTTGACGTGGACGGCCATCCGCCGCCCGGGCTGCAGCACGCGCAGCAGCTCGGGCGTCAGATAGTCCATCTGGGCGAAGAATTCGGCGAGGCCCGACGTATGGCCGAGGTCGTTATAGGAGGGTGTATATTCGAACTGGGTCGAGAACGGGATCGACATGGTGATGAGCCCGACGCTGTCGCTCGCCATCCTGGTGGTGCGCAGGATAGTGTCGCCGCGCCACACCTCCCACGCCGGGCCCGACTCGCGCTCGTCCGCCTCGCCGGTCTCGACGGTGCGCTCCATGGCCTCGACCGCGCTCTTGAGGCCCAGGCCGTGGGTGCGGATGATCTCGCTCATCCGCTCGCAGGTGCGGATATAGTCGCGCCATTTGCGCTCCACCTCGGCGCGGATCGCCCACTCCGCCTCGGTATAGATCAGGTCGATCCGCACCTTATGGGTCTGGCCGAAGCGCTGAACCCGATGGATGGCCTGGATCAGGTCGCGGAACTTGAAGCCGATGCCGAGGAAAATCTCCCACCAGCAATGCTTCGCGAAATTGCCGCCGGCGCCGGCGATGACCGGCTTGGTCGCCAACTCGCGCGCCTCGCCCGACTTGAAGCGGCGGAAGGTCTTCGCGCGATCGTCGAGCGGCTGAGACCCCCATACCGACGCCACACCTGGAATCGCGGCCTCGACGGCATGGCGCTCGCGCTCGAGGTCCAGCCAGATGATGCGGTGCGCATCGGGATCCATCGCCCGCAACTCCATCATCTTGGCCAAGCGCGCGTCGATGCTGTCGCGCTTCTCGCGCGAGGCCTCGACGATCCCGATCGCGTCCTTCTTCAGGAGGAGATGCTGGCGCCCGTCCAGACCGGCTTCGGAATGATCGCTCGGCACCTCGTGCCAGAAGATGTCCGCGGGCGGCAGCTCATAACCTTCGTCGCTATAGCCGAGATCGGAAGGCCGCTGCACGAAGCACGCCCAGCTGTTCACCCAGGCCCAGAATTCGGCTTCCTTGTGCGGGTGCAGCGTCAGCTCATCGGCCTGCTCACTGTTGCGGCGGAAGAACCGGGTCTTCGCCTGGGCGATGTCCATGACGCCGAGGAAGGCGGCATAGGCCAGCAGCTCGACATATTCGTTGGGGCTCGGCGTGGCCGAGGCGACCCATTTGAAAGGGGTCGCCGGAAAGAGTTGCATGAACTCACGGAACGTCTTGGTACCGCCCATGCCGCGCAGGCAGTCCGCTTCGTCGAGCGAGACGGCATTGAAGCGTTCGGCGCCGATCTTGCCTTCGCGCACGCTCTCGTAATTGGTGATGAACTGGCCGACGAATCCGCGCGCCGTGGCCCTGTCGATGTCGGCGTCGCTCTGGACGAAGCACATATCGACACCCAGCCGCGCGGCATCCTCGTCGAACGTGCCTTCCAGAATGACGTTGAGCGGTGCGATCTGGAGCTGGAACCCGCCCAGCGCTTCGCGCACCAGGCGCTGCAGCTCGAGCTGGGCGATCGTCTTGTGCAGGCCGAAGCTGGCGAAGATCGCCCGCCGGCCGCCACCGATGGCCCATGCCACGATATCGCGCGACATCGGCTTGAGCGCCTCGTGGATCGTGCCGGGCTGGATCGTCAGGCCGACGTCGCGCGCCACCGCCTTCTTCGCCCGCACGAAGTCGAGGTAAGGCAGCTGCTCGGCCGCGACCTCGGCCGACGCCATGGCGAGGGCGGAGACGTGCCTCACAACAGCCGATCCCCGATCCGTGCCGGCGGCGGATCGGCCAGCGGCATCCGCAACAGGCTGTCGGGCACGTCGAAGAAGCCCTGCATGCCCTTGAACGGCACCGGCTGCGGCAGGCGCTGCAGGCCTTCGAAGAGGAGGCCATGGCGGAGCCGGCCCGTTTCGGCGTCGCGCGTGGAGTAATTACCCCAACGCTCTTCCTGCGCGGAAATCAGGCCGCGAAGCTCGGATGTGGGGCGCACGTCCACCAGGCAGACGGTGCAGATCACGGCCCCGAGCGGCATCTCGTAGCCGGCCGGGTCGAAGCACTCTTCCTCGCAGGCATCTGCCCAGAACGCGCGCTCCTCGGCCGTCCACCGCTTCGCGGCATGGATCGCCAGCGGCCCGCGATAGTCGGTCGACCAGCCGCGCGTCTCGATCCGCTTCCAGCCGAACCAGATCGCCGACGCCCATGGCTGCCAGAGGGACAGCGCCTTCATGCCGGCACCGCCAGCGGTCCTGGCCCCCAGAAGAAATCCTCGATCGACTGCCAGCGCGAGACGCCCGGCACCTGGACCATGAAATGCTCGTCATCGTCAGGATCGGAGCTGTTCTCGACGACCTCGACGACCTCCCATTTTCCTTCCGGCCCGTCGCGCTCCCATGAGGAGCTTTCATGGCCGCACTTCCGGCAGGCGTCGGTGCCGCTCGCGGCAATCCGCCACTTCGCCCAATAGAAGCCCTCGGCGTCCGGTATAGGGCAGCGCTCAGCCATGTACCGGCATCCCGTCGTGCAGCACCCCGTCTAGGTGCCGGCCTGCGGCGCGCTTGCCGATGCGGTAGAGGAGTGGCCCGTGATCCTTCTCGACGCTCCAATCGTCGGCGCAGTCGATCCACCCTCCGTCCCACTCATGGACGGTGCGATATCGCCGATCGTCGAGCGCGTTCTCGCCAGGCGCCCATTCTCCCCATTGCTTGAAGAAGAACGGCACTCCGGCCGCGGCGCACTGATCGCGCAGGCTGCGCGCCCAATCGGGGTGCATCGGACGCGCGTGGGGCCCGCTCTCGCCGCCGCAGATGACCCAGTCGATATCGCTCAGCACGACGTCGCCGAGATCGCCGAGCAGCGGCTCGCACGAGAAGAAGCGCACCGCCGCCGGCGTCTTGCGCAAGTGGCCCGCCCGGTCGAGCAGGGCGGCACGGTTCTCGGTCGACGTGCCGAGCCAGACGTTGGGGAGCGGCCAGCCGCGCCATCTTTCGTCCACGCGGGCAGCTCCTGCCGCTCCTTCACGGCCGAGAAGTGCGGCGACTCGATCGGCGACCATGTCGGCGCGATTGTGATCGTGCGCGGCGTCGTAGCGATCAAACCAGCGCCGCATCCGCTCCGGCCGCTTGGTCAGCACCTGGAAGACGTGCTGCGGGCAGAGCGCCATGACGGCGAACATCCGGTCCAGCCACGCGTCGATCACGAAGTCCGCGAAGAGATCGGTCATGGAGCCGACGAAGATCCTGCGCGGCTCCCTCCACTTCAGCGGTGCGAGCAGCATCTTTTCGTCGAGGAAGAGCGACACGTCGCCGCGCGGCGCGGCGCCCGGAAACGGTGCCAGCGGCCGCGCCAGATGGCCGGGCTTGTAGTCGAAGCCGGTGCCGACCCACCGGTTCAAGCCTTCCGCATAGCAATTGCGGCAGCCCTCGCTGACATGCTCGCAATGCCAGCCGGTCTTCGGCCCGTCGGGCGTGGCGTACAAGGCCCGGATCGGGTTCCACGTCGCGTCTGTCCATTCGATGGCGGACCGGTCAGCCACGCGCCATCCCCATCCGCTCAGCACAGACGATCAGATCGTGGTCGTGGAACGTCCCGTTCCATCCGGGCACCGTCCACACGTTCGGCACCGCCCGCGTGGCGTCGCGGTTGAGCAGGAACGGCTCCGCGCCGCAGCCGGCGAGGAAGCGCCGCGCCGCGTCCCGCCGTGCGATGAACGCCTCGGGCCAGGACGGGCTCATTCGAACATCCCGCGCAGGATCGCCTCGGCCGCGGCGAGGCCGCCCTTCATGCGCGGCCAATTGTCCGCGTCGCCATTCTCCACGCGGCGCGCCGACAATTCGTAGCCCTCGCGGCGATAGCTCTGCGCCACCGCCCGCTGCACGGTGATCAGATGATCGCCGCCGAGCGCGTGGCGCGGCGCAGCGCCGACGACATCGAGGATCCGCGCCATGGGCGGCGCGCCGACCGGAGCCGCGCCCCCAAGAAACCAGTCGAGCCGTCCGATCATGATCCCCTCCCGATCAGGCCCGTCCGGGCGCCGGTCTCGACGATGGTGATCTGCCGCCCCGGCTCGACGGGTACCGGCTTGACGATGATCGCGCCGAGATCGCGCAGGCGGCGGAGCTGGTAGCGGGCCGCCTGGTCGTCGCGCAGGCCGCAGGCGCGGGCGATGCCGCGATTGGTCGACGCCGGCGCGCCCTGGTCGGCCTGGCGGGCGATATGGTCGAGCACACGCCGCGCTTCGGGCGTCAGCGTCTCCTCGTCCGGCGGCGGCGGCGCGTCGCCGCGGACCGGGAGGCCGGTGCGCCGCGCGATATAGTCGAACAAAGGGCTGCCGGCGGCATGGCGGCTTTGCGGACAAAGCGCGATCACGCCCTCCCCGGCGAGCTTGCGGGCCAAAACCGCGCCTTCGATCCCGCGGTCGAGCCGCGCGACCCGGGCGTAGATGCAGCGCTCGCCCGAACCCGCGCGCCGCACCCAATCGACGATCTGCACCGGGGAGGCGACGAAGATCGACGCGCCCGCCACCAACACCTCCGGGGGCTCGATCGTCACATGGATGCCGAAATCCCCCCCCGGGTGCATCAGCCGGCCCTTTCCTGCGATCTGATCTTGAGCGCGCCTTCCAGCTCGACGGCGACGCGGACGAGATCGGCCGCGTCGGCCAGCCGCCGCCGCGCCTCGGCGGGCGCGACGTCGTTGCCGCTGGAAAGATCGTCGAGGACGCCGCCGGCAAGCTCGCCATATTCGCGGGCGAGACGGGCGATCAGGGCGCTCCAGACCGTCTCCGGCGCGTCGGGATCGGGCAGGCGGACGAGGCCGTAACCCGCCTGGCGCGCCAGCCAGCGGGTGACATGCGGGTGGCCGGGCTGGCCATGGGTGCGGCCCTCGAGCGTCAGCACGTCGCTGATCGGCATGAAGTCGCCGGTATGCGGCGATCCGTAATCGCACATGCGCGACTGGCTCTTGCCCAGCTCCGCCGCCGCCGCGATCTGGCCGCCGAAAGCGCGGATCAGAGCCTTGGCCGCCGCCTTGCCGGCCTGGAGCTCCGGGGGCACGATGAGGGTGCGGTCGCTCACGGGAGCGGCCGCCGCCGATCGCGGCCGTCGCGGCGCGCGTCCTCCCGGACGATGATACAGACGTCCTTGGTCGACGCGCGTGCTATGGCGTCCATCACCGCCGGATCGGCGGGACAGACAACGAACGCGCAACTTATCTCGCCGACGAGAAAGCGGCCGCTCGGACGCACGACGCCGCCGATGGCGAAGGAGGGCGAGGAACGCCGGCTCATGCCGCCTCAACCCCAGGCATCGAAGAGGCCGGGCTGGCCGCTGACGACGGCGGGGGCGCGCTCGTCGGCGAACAGGTCGGCGATGAAGGGGGCACAAAAGGGCGCGGGCTGTCAGCCTCCCCTTCGCCGATTATTTCGGCTCCGTTATCGGCTGACCCGGTCAGCCACGCCGGGGTAGACGTTTCGGATGGGACGGGAGACGACAGCGGAAGCTCGGGCCCATGGCCGGGGATCGCGACGGAGCGGGCCAGGTCTTCGAGCGTGCAGGCCACGCCGAGTGCGGCGGCGATGGCGACGACATGAACCCAATAGCCGGGCGGTATCCTGCGACCCTCCAGCGTCCAGCTGCGGACTGTGACGTCTTCGACGGCGACGCCGCGGGCGCGAAGGGCGGCGGCCAGTTTGGCGGCGCCGCCGATATCCTCGCGAATGAGCTTTCCGTGGTCCATGGCCGCGAGTGCTACCAAACGTAGCGGAACATAGCAATATGATTTGTATCGCTACATTATGTCACGCTGCGGCGATGCCACAGGATCTCGACCTCGACCGCGCGGGCCACCGCCTCAAATGGGCGCGCCGCCGCGCAGGCTATTCCAGCGCGGGCGAGTTCGCCCAGGCGATGAAGATGCCGGAGGTCACCTATCGCGCCTATGAGAACGACCAGAACGGCTACGCCAAGCACGCGGCTCGATTCGGCAGGGCGCTCAACGTGCCGGCGGAATGGCTGATCGGCGGGGGCGCGCTGCCCGATACCGATCCACCGGAGCCGCCCCAGCCGGGCGAGTTCGGAACCCCGAAGCTGCTCAGCGAGCGCTACGATATCGAACTCGTGCGCGAAGTCGACATCAGCTACGCGATGGGCGACGGCAGCGTGATCGAGGACTATCCGGAGGTCGGTTTCGTGCCCTTCAACCGGGCGTTCCTTCGGCGCTTCACGCGCGGCCCGATCGAGAGCTTGTTTCTCGCGACAGGGCATGGCGACAGCATGGAGCCGACGCTGCGGCGCGAGGAGATCGTCATGATCGACGCCTCCCAGCAGCGCGTCGCGCAGCAGGACCAGATATGGGCCCTCGCCTATGCCGGGGCCGGCATGATCAAACGGGTGCGGCGCCTCACCGGCGGCCGTTACATGATCCTCTCGGACAATCCTGCCGTTCCGCCGCTGGAAGCCAGCGAGGACGAGGTCTATATCGTCGGCAGGGTCGTATGGGCTTCACGCGCCCTTTAGCAGTGGAAGGTACGACGATGCGCTGGCTGACCCTAATTCTTCTGTTCGTCGAGAGCGGCGCGTCTGCAGCGCCGACCTACTTGAGCTGTTCCGTCGTCTCGAAGGAAGGCAAGACGACACACATCAACGTCACGGCCGACGAGGCCAACCAGACCGCGACTTTCGAGGTGGTGGAGACGGGGCATTCCGAGCGGCGACCAGCCGTTTTCTCGCCGACGACTGTGCGGTTCGACGTGCCGTCGCAGTTCCTGACCATAGGCTACACCATCAGTCGCACCGATCTAAGCTTCACCCGGACGCTCGTCAGCCCTAGTATGACGCCAATTACTGATCACGGCTCGTGCGTTGTGCAGGAGGCGCCGAAGCGGGCCTTTTGATCGCCGCGATAGCAGTCCCAATCCGACTAGGACGCTACAAAACATATTGACGCGCTATAATTCGTAGCGTAGCGATGCCACCCGTTCACACGGGAGGCAAACTTGCTCAACATACCCGCACCATTCCCCCAGGTCGGCGCCTGGGCGCTGTTCAACCGCGGCGGCGAGAGCGTCGCCGCGCGGATCGTCGGCCTGACGGCCGACGGCAGCG